GATATCATCAATTCTACCAGTTTGTGTAGTGATGTCGCCTTCTGCTGAAGTTACACGTGTTTCAATTGCGTCTACTTCTCCGTGAATTTCGTTGATAGCAGGAACAATTTCTGTTGCTGTTGTATCTAATGATGTTGTAACATCACCAACTACATCTTCAAGTGCTTGCACTTCAGATTGTAGTGTATCAACGTTGCCTTCTTCAGTTGTTAAACGTGTGTCTAACGCTGTGTCGGCCGCTTTATAGGCTGTGTCAACTGCTTTAAGTGCCGCGTCTAATTTCTTGTCTGCGTCTTTTAAGTCACTTGCCGCTGTTAAGTAGTTTGTTGTTGCGTCTGCTGTATAACTACCATCTGCACCTAGACCAGCACCTGTTTGTGTGTCATCTAGTTCAGTTTGGATAGCTGTATCAGCCGCTGCAAAATCAGTTCTGATGCTTGTATCAGCATTCTGTCTTGCAGTTTCCTCAGAAGCAATATCAGCCGCGTTTGCCGCCTCAGCTCCTCTGGCAGTAGTTGCCTCTGCCGCTAAATTTGTTGTTAAGGTTGATATATCTGCGTTAGTGGCTGAAATTTCAGCTGCCAAGCCATTTGTTAATGTTGTAATATCACCTTCATTAGCTGTAACACGAGTGTCTAAGGCATTATCTGCCGCTACTCTTAATCCTGCTTCAGTAACTACCGCTGCTGCGTTAGTTGCCTCAACACCTTGTGCTCTAGTAATCTCAGCCGCAATATCATTTGCGTTTTGAGTTTCTGCCGCTGTTGCTCTAGTAACCTCATTTGAGATTGCTGTGGCATTCGCTGCAATACCTGCCGTAAATACTGAGTCTGCACTTTGGAATGCAGTTACAATTTCACTAAGCGAGTCTAGTGCTGCTGGGTCTGTGTTACTGATAATGTTTGTAATCTGGGATTGTAATGCCGTATCTGCTGCCTTGTAAGCAGTATCTAAGGCACTCTCAGCCGCTTGAGCACGTGATTCTTCGTTTGAAATAGCAGTTGCATTTGCCTGCTCTGCTGCACGAGCCGTTGTAGCTTCGGTTGTAATTGCTGTTGTATTTGCCGCCTCTGCCGCTGTGGCACGATTCGTTTCTACTAAGACTGCTGCCGCGATATCTGAAGCAACTGCTGTCTTGGCTCTAGTATCAGTAAAGTATAAGTTTGAGCCTTCTGTTAAATCATCGGTATCATATGAACCAATAAGATCAGCTGCTGAAACTTTCTTCAAAGAAGATGAAGCCGCGACGTGTAATAGAATTGTATCTAACGAATTAACTGAACTTGCACCTGTTTGGCCAGAAACGGATGCTGCGTCTAGTTTGGATTCGGTGACCGATGCGTTAGCAAGAGCCGGCGTTTTTATTTGTCTAAAAGCCATGTTAGATTTCTCCAATCAATATATTGATAAAAACATATAAATTCTTTTATATGCCCAATACAATGAGTTCACACTCATTGCGTAATGTATTTATCTTTAAATTGTGGGAATTATAACGTATGAAAATGATATAATTATGACTTTAGTTTGGTAAGTATCTAAAGTCTACTACTGCGTCAGTGGACGGTGCAGTAGTAATGGTTAGCGTTGATCCGCTAATGCTATAATCAGTTGGTGGTAGGATTAATCCATCTACAATAACTAATACACTATGAACACTATGTCCAGGTTGTATCAAATAATCTGTAGTAGTAGAGTCTCCTGTATACTGACTACTAGTATATATCAAATTTAAGTGATGGTTTTCTATACTGTTATTGGCTGGTGAAGACATTGTTGCATATGGATATCTATACTTAACATAAATATTAAATCCAGAATCTGGTAACACATTAAATGTTAGTGTTGTTCCACTTACAGAGTAAATGCTAGGTCGTTGTAAGACATCGTTAACATACACATCAATTTCTTCTTCTCCTGCTGGAGCATCACTAAGTGTAAATGCGTAAGTTACGCCGTCTGCTGTAAATTCTTGTGATGCTGGAAGTGACGACTGTGTTAGTTGACCATCTACAAAACTAAAATTACCATTACCATCTGTTTGTAATATCTGTCCATTTGTTCCGTCACTAATACCTAAGTCAAGTATTCCACTTACATCACTGGCAATTGTTATGCCTTTTGAACCAGGAGTTGTAACTGGTGTAATAGTAATATTATTACCAGCACGGATATCAATTTCGTCAACAGCACTTGCAACAATATCAGTTGGTGTTAAGTCACTTACTGTATTGTATATGTGCCACGTTTTAAACGTTGACTCAAGTGTAATTGTAACTGTGCCATCACTGTTGTCTGTTAGTGCAAAACCACCGTTGACGTCAAATTTTAGTCCTGTTACATCTGCTACACTTACGTTTGATACCGGGTCGTTAATTTCTTCAACTGTAAGTGCCAAATCGCTTCGTATAGCGGTGTTTACGTTAGCAAGCTCTGTTGTTGTTGCGAAGGCACTATCTGCCGCTTGGAAGCTGTTTACAATTTCTGTAAGTGAGTCTAGTGCTGCAGGATCTGTATTTGATATTATATTAGCTACATCTGATTGTAATTGAGTAATATCTGCTGAAATACTTGCTGATGCTACACCAAAGTTTCCGCTGTATGTAGCACCTGTAATATAAACACTTTTACCAGTAAATGATTTACCGTCTGGTAAGTTATCGCCAATAAAGTTTAATACACCTGATTGATAATCAAAGAACCATTCGTCATTATTACCACTACCAGTAGTAAAGACTTTGTTAGCCATTGTTTCAGCACCAGCAGGATCTCCGCTAGTGTGAATATAAACGTTTACAAGATATGTTGATCCAAATTCAGTTGGAATCCAGTCTGTTATTCCTGTTTTCCATGTTCTGTTTGTTGTTGCTGTAATATCAGCTGTGGCTTCAACTGCCGTTTGTAGCGTTACATAGCTACTAGAAGCAGAAGGTTTTACACTTGGTATTTGCCCCGACTCAGCCCAAATCGTATCACCACGTATTAATAGTGGACTTGGTAAACTTTCGTTGGCAGCCAGTTTGTTAAAGACTGTGTCAGTCTTAGTGGCACCGAATCCAACTTTCTTAAATAGATAGTCTAACTTTTGATTGTCGGATATTGCCATTAGTTAGCTTCTCCTATTGATAGACTGTTTATTTGTTTGCCGCTTGCAATTGCTATTCTAACTAACACAACATTGTTTGTTGCATTACTCATATTTTCTGCACCAAGTGTCATTGTATAGTTTGAATTAATGCTTGAGCCTGTTGGCACAACGTCTGCACCTGTTAACGCACAACCATCTGCACCGTTACCTCCGTTTCCGGTATCACTACCAGGAACACCTGCACCTGCATATTGACTTGTGCATTCAAGCCAACCATTTAATCCACTTGCGGTATCTATGCCAGTACCAGGAGCTGCAATCCACATACCTGCAATACCCGTAGAGTTAATGCTAATGTCGAAGTTAGCAACAACTTGTCTACGGAATGCAAATGTAAAGTATTGTGTTCCTGTATCTGAACTTCTATCAGGACCAACTGGTAGGTAGCCTGTGCTATAATCTGTAGTGTCGTGTTTTAACACACCCCATCTTACAGTAGCTTCTTGGCTTCCACTTACACTAACTGCACCAGTAAATGGTGTAGCAGTATAATCAGTTGATCCGACAATAGTAGGAGTGTCCGTAGAATCCGCCACAAAGTCTGCAATACGAATTGCATTGTCTGTGACTACCCCATTACCTAAACTGGATTCTACAGGTATGGACGACTCAATTATTCCAAATGGTGTCGCTGTATGCACTTGAACTTTCTCGGGAAGAGAAACAAAGTTTCCAGTGCCATTGACATTATATGCTCTAACTTTCAAAGTTTCCACAGCCGCTATACTTGAATTAGTAATATCGATTGTTTGATCAGCAAATTGATAAGTTAAAGTGTTCGCTGTTGGAATGCCAGCGTTTAGGTAAGGGGTATTCTCTAAATCTGAATAACTCTTATATTGAGTGCTAATAGTAGCACCCGAAGTGCTTTCTAAATTAGCACCGTTGGATATTTCAAACACATTATTTGTATCTCTATATGCTTGTCCAATCCAGTTGTTTACTGTAACACCAGCCATTGTTAATTTTGGGCTTCCTGTGTTATAGTATGGTATGCCCGAAATATATCTATAGCTACCTGCAACACCTTCTGTTAGTGTTGCACTAGCTACGTCAATAGTTGGGCTACTTGTTAGGTCATCACACACTATTGTAACATAGTTTGTGTTGCCTGTTTCACTGTGTTCTATACGTTGGTCGTTAACACCAATTGTATATTCAGAAAATGGTTTAGAAATTTTTGAATCAAATGTTTGATAGAAACCTGTAGGATAAGTTGAAGAACTTATACTATCGTTTGCATCTCTTTGATCACTAACAACAAGACTTCCAAAAGTGCCGTTTTCGTTTAAGGAAGTTGTAAAGTTTTGAGAACCATCGTCAACGCCATTGACAACTGATTTTAATGTTCCACTTAATCCATTGTATGAATTTTGTGCAACACTAGTGTCAAGGTTTCCACTTGTGTATCGTCTTGCTGTAGTTGTTTCCAAACTTGCACCTGCTACTAATGGAGCTGATGCACTGTTTTCTGTAAACCCATGTGCTAGTCTAGGACTAAGTCCTTGTGCTGAGTCTGTCAGTGAAATTGTTTTGCTACTTAATCCGCTTGGTGCCAATGGCACTGCATTTACTTGAAATGTTAAGTTAGCTGAATCTGTTTGTGCGGTTATGTCTGGTGTTCCGCTTGCTGTAAAATCTAATTGGTAGTTACCTGGTGTAACACCTGTAAAGTCATGTTGGACACTGTTTAGTCCTGCTTCATTATCATTAGCACTGCCATCGTTCCAATCATATTCATGATTGTCACCATTTTCACTTGTGTTGTTTACAGTAACTAATGCTCTGTTTACGCCGTCATAATCTACGCCGTCATATACGTCATATTGATTATCACCATTACGATCTGAAACTGTATCTGCACTACCCGAAATGTTTGCTCTAACATCTGGTTCTACATGAATTGTAAAGTTTGAACTTGAGAAAGGACTGTTACTATGATTGTTTATAACTTGTAAGTTACCTGTAAAGTCTTGAGGTGTGTTATTGCTTGAAAGTGTATACTTGTGTGATATTGTTTGTCCTGTATCACCAGATTGATTACTTCCTGCATTTACTGTTGTAATTGTTCCGTCACCAAAATCCCATCTATAAGTTGTTCCAAACTGTGAATGATTACCAATTGTATTTTCTGTATTGTTTGTAAATATTACAGTAAGACCGTTATTGGATTCTTCGTTAATACCTGTGGTAAGATCAGATGTTGTATCTGGTGTGTGTTCATCATAAATTTTATACGAAGCATCATCGTCAATTGGGAGTAATGATGGCGTTGCTGTGTTATGACTGTCTAATGTTAGTGTAACGGTTCTTTGCACTTCTTGTTCTGTGCTAAGAGCAAACGTGTGAGCTAAACGTCCTCCGCCGACACCGCCTGCTACACTATCGCTATTAATAACTTCATCTGATGAGCCATCGCCCCAATTCCATGTGTATTGAATTGTTGCTCCTGATGTGTTAGTTGTTGTATTTTCAAAATAGACAGTTGCGCCATCATCCCAATATGTAATTGCGTTGCCACCTGTTGGTGCATCGTATACTACAAATGAAACTGCTGGATCGCCTGTAAAAATGGCTATGTAATCTTCTCTTAATTTTTGTGCTGAGCTTCCTGCTCCTGTTCCTGTATTGTTAAACGCTGTTACGTTTACATCAAATGGAGATCCGCTGTTGGAAGCATATGTATGTGTTGGAGTTGAATCTGTTGTAGCAGTAGTTGTATTTCCATCACCCCAATCAATTGTATATCTGTTTGGATTACCTACTGAGCTAATAGTTAGTGTTGCTGTTAATCCTGCACCACCTGATGTTAAGTCAGAAACAAAGTCTATAGACTTAACATAAGAATCTGTTCTTATATTTTCAATGATTTCGAGTATGTCTGTTGTATCTGCATCATTTCCGCTATCAACAGCCGTGAGTCTATTTTCTAAAAATATTTTTGTGACAGCGTCTTGGTCATCAACAGGATCTACTACATTAACGATTCTGTTTGTTTGGGCACTAATATTGTTATTGCCCTCTGCATCAAGTTTTAAATCCTTGCCACTTGTTGATATCTTTCCACTATTGTGGTTAATATTAATCGACATACTCTTCCCTTTTTCAACTTTACCATAACGGTTATGTTACTTACGCTATGTATATTATACAGTAACGCTAGAACGGAAGTGCGAAACAATGTTCCAACTGCCATTTACAAATACTAATGTTGCACTATCGCCTTTTGCTGTAAAAGTGATTGAAGTAAAACCTGCTCCATTTGTTGGAGTAACTGTAACAGGACCTGTTGGAGTATCTGATACAGTAATAATTTTTTGTTGACCTTCTGTGCCATTGGCTAAAGCAAGAGAAACTGCTGTCGATCCGTCAATTGCTGATAATGACGTTCCTGCTGTAATTTCTGTTGTTTCAGTTGTTGTGCTTACAATAACTGTTTGTATATTGAGTTGATCCCACATATTGGAACTACTACCAATATCGTGTGTTTTTGTAACGCTTGGCAGTAAGTCAGTTGATATGTTGCTGTTAAATGCTACAGATCCGCTTGCGTTTCCTAGTGTTATAACATCACCAGATGAAACTATTGAACCTTCTATATATAAATGTCCACCGACCCATGCGCCGCCTTCGACATGCAGAGCAGAATCTGTGCTACTTAAAGCATTTAAATCAAGATCTTTAATACTTTTAATTACTAACTGATCGTTATCTGGTTTTATATATGATGCCATACGCTATTTCTTCCTTATGTTCTCTTTACAATATGTATTTATCTAAAAAAAGGATTATGTATATTTGAAATAAAAAAGGGCCCACCTGGGGCCCTTGATTATTGCAATAATTTTTAAATTTTAATTAAAATTTAAATGAAGCACCGATTGCCGGTGTTAAATCTTCTGAATCTGTATCATAAGATGCTTCTGCATAAAGGTCTAGTCCAGCTAGTTTACCTTTAATACCTGCGCCAACATGTTGAAGTTTATTATCTTCATCACCGTTAGCAAAGTATGAGATAGCTCCTGTTGATGCATTTACTTCGTATGCTAACTTATTAGCTGCATATGTTATAGTATTGCCTACTGATAGGCTTGATGAAACATCAAGGTTTGAACTAAATCCATAAGATTTTTCTTCAGTATCAGTATTCCAATCAACTGCTGCACCCATTCCAATAACTCCAACTTTAAAGTCGTATGCTACTTGAACATTGTCAAGGTCAGTTACATCATTTGATAGGCCATCAAAACCAGCCATTGCTGATAGGTTACCCATTTTTGCCATCAATGATTCATTGACAGTAGGATTAGCAAGAGTAGTTGAACCTACTTTTTCTAGTCCTGCATCTGGAAACAAGTCGCCTTGCTTACCTAATGACACTGTTGAACTTGCTACAGTTGTTCCAATTTGCCAGTCGCCTAGTGAAATTGTTCCGTCTGTTACTTTAATATCAAAACCACCAAATGCTGGTCCTTTTCCATCAAAGTCAAGTTTAAGTGTTGTGTTGCTGACATACTTGTCAGTTGTTGTGTTTTTGGAAACATCAACTTCAATTGACGTAGTCAGCGGTAATGCTGGTGCTGGTGCAACTGGTGTTGATGCTGTTTCGGCATGGGCTGCGAATGATGTCGCAAAAAGAATAGCCAAAACGCTTGCTGTTATTTTCATAGTTTTTCCTCTAAAATGCTAACTTCGTAGTCAGCTTTTCTAAATTAGTCACAAAAAGACTAACTTTAATCTGTATTATACATTGTTTTGTGAAACTTGTCAACCTAATAGTTGACTTTTTATTTATCAGAAAAACAGGCCCTTATAAAAATAAGGACCTGCTTTTTGTATTCTAGCTTAAGATTACTTAAATGATAAGTTACCTGCATTAACGTCAATTTTCGCTAAGTAGTCAGCTGCATTACCAAGTGATGAAGCTTGGTTGTTTAGCTCTACATAACCATAACGTGTCATAAATGACACTGTTGGCTCGAAAGTTGCCGGGTCTAATACTGTGCCTGAAGACATAAGTGGGATGTATGGGCAATAGAACGCTGCTGCGTCGATTTCGCCTTCACCTTTATATCCAACTAGGACTGGTGTAGCATCAGAGGCATATTGATCAACAAATACACGAACAGTGTTATTCAAAGTTCCAACAAATTTAGTGTTAGTTGGTGCTTCAAATGGACCTTCAGTTGTTCTTGCGAACGCTGAAGTTGTCGCACTTTGTAGAACAGTTAACATAGTTGGTGAAACAACTACATAGTTACCTGCGCCACGACGTGTTCTTGCTGCGATCAAGTTAGCCGCTCTGTTAATAAGAACTGCCAATGCCGCGTGTTGGTCTCCAACGAAAGTTGCTTGACCTGATACAGCTGACTGATCATATGTGTCAGTAGCCGCGCCTGCTAGTGTGCGTAGTGAAGTTAATACTTCTTGATCAATCTCAGCAGTAATTTCTTGTGCAAGTGCTTGCATAATTTCTGCTTCAACGTCTAGACCGTGCATTGAATTAGCATCTTGTGCCGCTTCAAAAGTCCAACGTGCTGATAATTTACGTGTTTTCGCTTCAACTGTTTGTTTCAACACTTGAATTGACATTTTACGTCCAGCTTCTGCTTCTAAAGATGAAGTTGAAGATGGGCCACCTGTTGACGCATCACCTGAATAACCTTTTGCAATTGCAAATGGGCTAAGTGCTTCATCACCTGCGGCAACGCCTGCTGCTGCTTGTGAATAACGGATACGCAATGTGTGGATCTGGCCTACTGGACCAGTCATTGGCTGAACACCAACAAGTTCGTTTGCAATAACTGTCGGCATTACACGTCTAATTACTGGCAAAATTACCTTGTTTAATGTTGCGATGTTACCTGACATAGTTGAGCCGGCAGCCGCTGATTCTGAAAGATAGCTCTTGGTATTCTCAAGAACTGATTCCATTACCACCTTTTTATTGCCGTCTAAACCGTCAGTTAGGGCGTCTTTTGTTACGTCCCAATTTTCAAATAAGTTTTGTGACATGGTATACTCCTTAATTTGTAATGATACCTGCTAATTTTTTGAGGTTGATAATTTCAGCTTCGCTGCTAGTTTCCTGCGTAGTTGCCGCCTTATCACCTGTGATCTCAGTCGTCTGAGTCTCATTTAGCTGTGTTTTGTTTGCTTCTGCTTTACTACTATTCTCGTTCAACACTGTTGGCAGATATTTATTAAATGCTGCTTTCAGCTTTGAAGTTTGAACTGATTCAAGTAAGTTTGTCATTAGCTTACGTTTGTCTTTCGATAAAGGTCCCATTAATTCAGCCATTGCTGTTTCACGTTCGCGACTTTCATTAATTTTAGCAACTTCTTTAGTTGCTTCTTCAATTTTAGCCTCTCTATCGTTGATCTCTTTGTGTGATTCCTCTAATTGAGTCTTCACGTCTAAAAGTTCGTTTGAAAGTTTAGATATGTGTGTGCCTTCTGCAAGGTGTGAACCCATAAATTCAGCTGCAAATGTTTCGAATATTTTGCGACCGAACATGTTTTCTTTTGCTGATTTAATATCCTCTTTAAGCATACCTAGTTCTGTTTTAATTGTAGATTCTACAATGTCAGCTAGTTTGCCTGAAGATTTGTCAATGAAGTCAGCTTTTGCTTTAGCAATCATATCTTTGCCTTCGGAGACAAGTTTTACCTTTTGTTCAATAAGGTCTTTCTTATCTTGGTGGAATTCGTTAAGTTCTGAAGTAAGTTGTTCCATAACAAAGTCTTCCAACTTCTCAAAGTTTCCTTCTTGAAGTTTTCTGTCTTCGCGGAGTTCTGTAACCTCTTTTTTAAGAGTTTCCATTACAAAACCATCAAGTAGTTCTGCATGTTCTGAAATCTTACGCTTATACTCTACTTGAGCCTCAACTGCTTTTTGTTTATCTGCTTTGAATTCTTCTAATTCGCCTTTTATTGTTTCAGATAACATGCTATCAAGTGCGGACACCATCTGCTCTTTATCTGTTTCATAACGATTAGCGAATTCTTCGCGTAATTCAGTTGTGATCTCTTCACGAGTTTCAGCTAGTTTTTCATTCCATGCTTCGGAAAGTGTTGAACGCACTTCTTCTGATAGGACTTCTGAACTTAGGAGTTGTTCTATTGCATGAGCCATTACTTTCTCCTAATATCTAGTGATTCAATGAACTTTAATACCTCTTCCTGGAGGTATTTTTGTGCTGCATCATCTTTGGTTTTAGCGGCGGCAACGTCTAGTAAAATATTACCTCTTTTGCCATTCATAATTTGTTCATAAAGTGGATCTGGATACGCATCGGGAGCCGATGGGTTTGCAACTATGTCAACCGTTTGGATTTCAAAGTCGCTTACATTTCCACTTTCTGTTACATTACCACTTCCACGTGATGATACACCAAGTTTAACACCGTTTTCCAATAAGGTGATACATATCTGCCCCATTGGAGTCGGCAATAGTTTTAGTCTTCCATAACCATCATTACCTTGCATCCACATACGTTCAATCATATGCGACACGCGGTCCAAATTAACTTGTAAGTCATCTGGGTGGTCAGCTTCGCCTAATACTGTAAAACCCTCGTCAATTTTACCTTGAACTGAATTAACAGCCTTAGTAATTTCTTTAACAGGGTAGATTCTTTGGTTCTGATTCTGTTTATTGCCTTGAACAAAAATACCTTCCATGAACAAGTTCTTGCCACCCTTGCCGTTATCCACGGCTTCGGTAACCATTTTCGCTTGATCAAATGTTAGGTGTTCTTTTAGCGTAAACATTACTCAGCTTTACCTTTCTTTTCAGCGCCATGGCCTTTAGTCTCCGGTGATAGTTTAGCACCATCTCCTGGATGAGCTACGCCCATATCTTTTGCTGATTTGTCTGATAAACCTTTGTCAGATCCTTTGCTGTCTTTAGTCATGTCAACTGCTTTGCCGCCCATGTCATTTTTACCTGCAACTGGTGATGCTTTACCATCATCGCCTGCTGGCATGTTAACTGGATGCATTGCGCCGTCTTTGCCTACTTTTTTAAGTTCTGCTGCTTCTTCGAGCTCTTCAGCATCTTCTTCAACAGTTTCTTCGGCTTTTTCAGTAACTTCTTCAGCTTCAGCTTCGGCTTCGTCAGTTGCTTCTAGAGCCACTGTTTCTTCCATTTCTGGTTCCATTTCTGGTTCCATATCCATTTCTGGATCTTCAGCTGGTGCTTCGTCGTCACCCATGATTTTGGCAAATTCTGCCTTAAGGTCAGATAGTGCGTCTTCCACACTAACTAATTTGTCTTCAATGTCACCATGCTCTTCGTCATGTGCGTCTATATCGCCGTCCATGTCAATGTCTGCTGGTGCTTCTTCATCTCCGCCTAACTCTTCTGCTGCTTCCAAGTCGTCCATTTCTGGCTCCTCGTCTTCACCAAAAGCTTCTTCGGCCTCAATTTCTTTTTCATCTGTTTCGATATCATCTAGGAAATCATCAGCTTCTTCGTTGCCGATAGCTTCTTCGATATCTTCTTCTGCTACGCCATCTTCAACAATTTCATCTGCTTCGACGATATCATTCCAGATTTCACGTGCTTTTTCAACGAAAGCCTCGTGTAATAGATCTGAAGCGTTTGCTTCGTCTCCGTTTACTAAGCTCTCAATGATCTTTGTATAACGATCTCGAGTATTCATTAGTTGTTCTCCTTTATTCAACAGGTTATAACATATATATTTAAGAAGTCTTGGTGTAGACCAACACATAATACATAAAAAACCGCACTTTTGATGCGGTCCGTATTATATTTACCATTTTAGGCGATTATTCGCCGGCTTGACCTGCAGATCCGTAGATATCTTTATAATCTTCTACTCTCTCTGCATGTTCTGCCTTTGCAAGCTCTTTCATATTACGTAGCTTGTGTAAATGACGTAATGTTAACTTGGGACGCCTAGTATCATCTAGTTCCCATTTGTTGTAATTGTCATCTTCTGCATTTTGGGCTAACTCATTAAATCTCATCTAGATCTCCTTCTGCACCTGCATCATTTCCTAGTGGAGATGTATCGTCGCCTGCATCAAAGTCTCCTTCGCCTGCTTCATTTTCAACGTCTACATCTGTTGGTTCAAATGTGTCTAGGTCTGTATTTCTAATACCCATACCTCCTAAATCTGTTTGTGAATCATTAGTAAACGAGTTTTGAGAATTTTCTTCTTTCCACATACGCTCGTTATTAATAAGTTCATCTTCAGTTAATCCAAGATACTTACTTAATATAAATCTCTTAGACATGTATGGTGTTGCTTCTATTTGTGAGAATAGACTTGCACGTGCTGTGTCAAGCTCTAGTTCTCTATACTGACTAAAGCTCTGTGGTTCAATAAAGTTTAATTCAAATAAACTACTTGAAACCTCAATGCCTCTGTTCTTTAAGAACATTTTAAATTCTTTATCTAATGGTGGAAGTAGTGTGTCTTGTAATCTTTCACAGTATTTGCTGAACCTAAACTCTTGTATCATTGCTGTGCCAACTCGTCCGTCTGTGTATGATGCTGATCCGTCCTCAGCTCCTGTTGGTAAGTAACTACTTGGTATACGTAGTCCACGCATTAGTTTGTTATTGAAATATTTTAGATCATCAATTTCGCCTAGGTTTTCACCACCTGGTAAAACTTCAACTTTAGATCCACGTCCTTCTGCCGTTTGGGCAAAAAAGTAATCTTCCATGATTGACAGCGGGTTATACGCTGCATCCATAACTTTTGTTCCACCACCACTCATATTTGGAATACGTGTTTGGTGAACTTCGTTTTTTGTTCGCTCAACAAAACTCATAGCTTTATGCGGTGGTAAGTTACCAACGTCTACATAAAATACTCTACGCTCTGGAGCTCTTTGAACACGATAGATAATAATACTATCTTCTAATAATTCTTTTTGTTTGTATACTTTAAATACACTATCAAGGATACTGTTACCAAATGGCCATGCTGCTGTTAAGCCATCGCTTAATGCAATATGTAATACATTTGAGGCATCAACGGCATATTCTGTCATTCCTGATCCGGGTGCGCCTGTTTGTATAACACCTGCATTACTTTTGTTAGATGTCATTACAGTTGAACTTTGTGATACGTCTGATGTTTGTTTTGTATCTACTACAACCATGTCGTGTAAATTTAGACTGATGTTTTTAATTAGATACTGCTCAATATCTTTACCTTTACTTTCGTTAATAATAACTTTAGAAACATCTTGCACATTAACCCAAAACAATTTGTATGTTTCTGGATCTCTGATAAAAAATTGATCTCCATATTTAATACATGCTCTAAACAAGCCGTGGACTCGTCTATCAAAATCATTAATATTAATCCACTGTTTAAGTGCTGTTTCTAATGCATTGATTTCTGATTCAGTTGCACTTTCTTTATAATGAATTTTAAATGGTTGTTTTGTATCTGGATCTGATTGTGTAGAAAATTCTGCAATAGTATCTAATGCTGAGTTAATCTCACTGTCTTGGTCCATAATATCATATTGAGTATAACGTTCAATACGATTTGGTTGGCCTGAATATACTTCAGGTAGCCAACTTGCCCATCTATTTGTTTTAGAAGATCCAAATGCATTTCCGCCCGATGGATCGTATTTTGTAAAGTGTTTTTTCCAACTCATGTTTTAGGTTACCTTTATTATAAGTGTATTTATCTAGAGTTCATCATATCGATGTCAATATTTAAATTGTTCTTCTGACTGATGCGTCTAATTATACCTCTGAGTGCTATTAATGACTCAAGAGTTGCTTCTTTATTCGCAAGTATACTAGATATTTCCTTACTATTGTTTATTTTACGTGACATTCCGGGATCTGTCAACCGTTTATTCATAGCTTCTGTATTTAGGCCGGTCATTTTTAACATGTCTCGGTCTGCTGGTGATGACATGTGTTTAAAGGCAGGGTGTTCTTTGATGTTTTCAAAAATTCTTGCCTCTTGTGGTATGTAGCCTAATGCTGTAACTACATCATAACCTGTTATACTTTTTAAGTATCCTGCATCATCCATAGCTTCTAGATCAGATACAAAATCTATCTGCATCTCCTGACTTTCTACATTTGCATTCTTTAACTCTTGCAATCGGCTCATTACTTGGTCAAATGTAACACTTAAACTAGAGTCTGATTCTGAATTTATATTCTGTATCGCTTGTAATCTCTGTTGCATGATCTGTTGCATTTGCGTAACTGTAAGACTTGCACTCCTACCTACGTATGCGTCAGTTTCTTTAAATCGCTGTTGCAATTGCTCAATTATAGAAGTTAGATTGTCTGACTTTGCATTCTCTTTAAGATCTTTATTACTAACTATTTGTCCTGATTGATTAGGAACAAATAACTCTGCTGTGTTCATTCCTAATTCGTCTCCAACAATGTAAGGGTTTCCTGCCTCAACTGGTCCACCAAATTTCATCTTTTTAGGTTTGACTTCTAGCATTCCAGATTCAGCAACACTGCCGTCCTCGCCACTGTTTTTATATTCTGTATGTGATATTGTAGTATCACCGTTGATTCCTTTGGCCTCACCTGCTGTTATTACACCGGTGCCTTCTCCTGTTTTGTTTGTTAGGTTATTATTTGTTAATATGTCTGTCAGGTCTTTATTGTATGCATCACTTGACCCATCTGTAATAATTGCATCACCTTCCAGCAACAATATATTTGCACTCATGCCTTGTGTTGCCCATGTATCTGCATCTGTGTTGGATTTCTTCTTTTGTATACCTGTTGATACTGTAATCTTTTTATCGGTGTCTTTAAATTTCTCTTCAAAGTCTTTCATTGCAGAAAGCATACGCTGACGCATAACTGGTGTAAGTGAATTCAATTGTTCTACTGTGTTAGCAACATTATGAATTGTTGTAAACCCTTCAAGGTCAGCCTCTGTTAACATTGCATTATTATTTTGGCTATGCTCTTTTGCTGTTTTAACTTCTTCTGAGTCTTCAGTTAAAACAACTGGTGCGGTATACTGGTCAGTTTCTCTTACGTTACCTGTTACTGCAATTGTATTGTCTTGTAGGTTACCACCTATGCCACCAAAGTTATTTTTTTCTTGTTCTGCTAGTGCTGCCAGTGAAGTTAGTTTCTCGGAGCTCTTTCCAAACATATCATACACCGCGTTAAACATTGTTGCTGTGTGTGCCATGTCCAAAGTGAGTGTTTCTTGCACTTCTAAGAAACGTCTAGTCATATGGTTCATTTCCATAGTTACTTTACCAGCTGCTTTTAAGTTTTCTTTTTGTTTGGCTTTTTCTTCTGCTAGTGCTCCAGGTTTTGCTAGATTACCAAAGTCACGTTCTAATCCAACGTTTGCTGCTTGTATCTTAGCTACCATAGACGCTATTGACCCAGCTTGTGCATTAAAGTTAGCAAATCTTTCCATATCAGCACCTTGGATTGCACCAAATATATATTCGGTGATATCGTTGGCTTCCATATCTCCAGATCTCATCATGTTTTCAAGGCTATCAATAAAGCCAGGATATACTTGATTTAATGCTGTTTCAGAACCTGCCATCATTTCTTGCAATCTTCCACTTATATCAAAGTTAGACGGATCATCTGCTTTTTCAAATGCTTCTTGTTGGAACGCATCTAATATTAATTGCATGTATTCACTGTCTGGTGCCATCTTACCTAGATTTTGAATAATGCTTCTAGTTGTTTCAGCTTGCCCAGTTAATCCTGCTTGTTCCATAGACATTACTGCTGCTGAACCAAATTCATCAAATGATGCTGTAGCTCTACGCATTGCTTCTGCTCTAGTTAAGGCTGTCATGTTTGCTACTGCGCCTGCTTCAATTTGTAAATCAATAAATGATGAATTAACTTTAGAAGCACTTTGGTTTAGGTCTTTGTTTACCATTCCTGTTCGACGTGCATATGTTAAGTATTCTGCATACTGTGACATCATGTCTTTGCTTGCCAATCCTAGATCGCCAAAGTTCTCTACTGATTCATCTAGTGCTGAATAGAACTTTGTAAACTGTTGAACACCTTCTGACATTGTTCCACCAAGTCCTAGCATACCATCACCAAACTGTTGAATATTATCAATCAATGATGTATATGATACACCTGCTGACAGCGTTCGTTTACGCAAGTCATCAAATGCTTCTGCTCCACCTGAGTATGTAACACCGGAGTCAATTATTTTTGCTTGAGCTCCTGCAAACTGTTCTATCTTGGCTGCATTCCAACCTGCATATGCTAACATGGCATCAATGGCTATGTTCGTTCCTGTTCCTAATGCATTTGCCATTGTTTCAGATATATTGAATTTAGAAAATAATTTTTTAGTAACTTTTTCAGAACCTTTTGCCAAGGATTTACCTGCATCAACTACTGCTGTCAATGGCTTTTCTGTTTGTCCAAAAAACCTTGCAGTCTTCATTAATCCTGATGTAGCATTAACTACTTGTTTGTTCCATTCTACTCTAGTTTGTGCTTCTTCATCTTCTTTTCTATTATCTTGAGTTTGTGCTATTAGTAGGTCTGATAATTCTCGTTGTAGGTCATTAACATTCCCACCTACTTTAGACATCATCTTATTTAGATCTCGATCAGTCTTATTCTGTGCGGACATGTAGGCAACAATTCTATTTGCTGTTTCTTCTGATGCCCATGCTGGAACTTGAACTACTGATCCACCAATATCTATATTATTCATTTTATCAGCCATTATTTGTTCTCCCAAATATCTTTTAAGTAATTAATATTGTAATCAGTAAGGAAATTATGCCTCTTTAAATTAAATGCAAATCTGTTGAATTGTTTATGCCAATCAACAGGCCTGCCTGCTCCGTATTTAATTGTTTCATCGTGATCAATATTAGTCCACTTTAAATCTATATCTATCATAATATTTCCTGGATGATAATCACTGAATCCATAAGGATATAATGCTTCACATCTATTCTTTATATTATCTCTAACATAGCCTATATAATGTTCTATGTCTTCAAACTGTTTTAATAATTCTTCGCTATGAAGGTGGTAGTAAGAATCAACTTTCTTTTGTTCTAGGCGTAAGTAATAATTAGGTTTCCATTCATAGTTAATAATAATATCATCCACAGAATTTAATAATTTAATTACATCTTGTATTCCTTCATCAATTGATTCATAATTTTTTTCATAGTATTCTAGATTCTTTTTACTAATTATTTCTGGTTTGAACCATATTTTAATAAACTTGTTATCCTGTTCAACTATTGTTTGCGAACAATTAAAATTTCGATTATGCTGTGGCATACCCAAACTTTCTGGAGATGGCAACGATTTAAACAGATCGTCAGCTTCTTGAGTATATAAGTTCTTATAGTCCATTATGGATTGCCCTCATTTTCTGTTTCCCTTACTTGAAGTTCAAGTCGTTTCATTTCCTTTGCAATTTTTTCATCTAATACTTGTAATTGCGATTCCCAATCTACCGTCATGTCGGTATCATACTCGCCGTCGACCATCATTGGCCCATCATTATAAATTTCGTCTCTATAATCTTGTAATTCTTCTAAAGTCCACACTTCAGGAGCATTATTTTCAACTGTGGGTCCTGGACCATTATTTTCAATTGTAGTTTCATCTTGACTTGTTGTTTGTGTAGATGGTATTGCTGCTGTTAGCTCACCTGTGGTCATTGCAGTCATAAATTGATCTGCATAATTTGTTCTCTGTTTTAAATCAGCTATGCGTCCAGAACTTGTTGCTGTTTTTCCATACACAACTTTATATACAGTATCCATATTGTCAAGATCATTTTTATACTTTTCCCACCACGGTAAACTAAAGTAAGCGGCACTTGCCGCTGCGGCAATAGTTGGATCCAACATTAGATCTGGATTACCAAAAAGATCTACTCCTATCATTTCTCCAACAAGTTTATAATTCTCCTCACCAGTTAATTGTATAAAGCCTCGTCCTCTGTAATCGTATCCACCTAGATCAGGATATACAGTATCAAAAAATTTCTTGGGATCTTTTTTTAACTTATCCAGTTCGTCATCTTTAATGTTTTCAGGTAAACGACTACCCATTACTTCTCTAATTCTTTCATTGGATGTGTTTGCATATGATTGTTCTGCAACCATTTTAAATGCTGACTCGCCTTGTATCATTCCTAGTATATTAGCTTGGGCTCTAACATCTACAATTCCTTGTGCTTTTAACTGTGCTAAAACTATACCTTGTAGTGTTGCTCCTTCACCATACGCATCAAGTTCATTACGCTTTTTTACCGTTGCTATCTTACTAAGTGAATTTCGTAACTCATCTAGATAGATAGTTTTTTGATCCATTTGTTCCGTTATGGCCGCAAGTTCATCTTCGAGTGGTTTTGTTTTCTTTAATGCATTGGCTAAATTTGCTTCAGCAATTGCTAGTTTAAGTTGTTCATCCTCAAAGTTGTCGCCTTTTGCTTTGGCTTTTTCTACTGCCGCCATTGCATCTTCTACAATATCCATTAAATTATCTGAAAAGAATTTGTTGTCTAAATTTAAAGACTTTTTTAACTTCTTAAGTTTAGATGCAACGTTATATGCGTTATTTTGATCTTCTTTTATCGAATCCCGTATGTCAAACGATTCTTTTATTGTTGATACTCTTAACTCCTCAACAGCATTCTTTTGTGTTTTGTCATTGTATCCAATTTGAGTTGTTGTATCAATGTCGCCGGTGCCTCCAACACTTATTGTGCTATCACTGTATATTATTTTACTTGCGTCAGCATTGTCTTTGCCAAACACTTCAGAAGCTGACTGCGTAGAATGATCAAGTCCGAACATATCTCTCCAAAAGTCTGCAAACGTTCCTATTGAACCTTCTAACACTCCCATTACTGATCCCATTGTTTCAAACCCTGGAGTAAATTCGTGTTGGGCTCTTAGAAATGCTTTACTCATTCCACCAACAATTTCAATTGCATCATCGGCTCCATCTATACCATCTTGTGCTGCTAATAGTTTGGCTTTTATTTCTGCTTCTGTTCCCATAAAATAAGATTCTGGTATAAGTTGAACTGATGCTATTAATTTGTTAACTGCTACACTATCAGGATCAAGTCCTGCTAGTGTTGGTGAATCTTTTATTAATTTTATTAAACCTTGAAATCTACTGGCAGTTTCTGCTGGTGATTTTAAGTCACCTTTTGCACCATCTTCAAAAAAGGTCATAAAACCTTTAAACACTTCTGGATCTAATAGTTGTAATGTTTTTCTAAGTTGTTCGTCTTGTATATTATTAATTGCTGATTCATCAAACTGAATATCACTGGCTGTTCCAATAAACACATCCATTAACGCTGATGTCATTTCTTCGCCTAGTGTGGCACTACCTAGCATACTGATCCAATCAGCGGCTTCTCTTACATTTGAAGCTGCACCTTTCCCATATTTTTCTTCTAAGAATGCTGTGTTCTGATTCATAGCTAATTGAAAATCATCATTTTCTCTTGCCATGTTTCTTGCTTGTAACATTGCACCTCGTTGCACACCTAATGTATCAGCAAGATACATACCCATTTGATTTGCTGTTTGAAAACTTTCAATTACTTTATTTTGTTCAACTGAGTTTAGGTTATTGACTTCGTTGAGTTTGTATAACTGTTCTGTTTCTTCAGCTAACAATCCTGATAATTCTTTTGGTGAATATCCAAAATTCTTAACTTCTTTAATTCTACGAGGGTCTGTTAAAAAACCATGCATCATACCTTGCCCAGATACCATGTCGCCACCAATACCTACCATCAGTGTTGCGGCATTTTGTGTCATTGCTGCATATTCACCTAATTTCATACCAGTGTCAACAGCATTTCTACGCATGTGTGTATAGTTAGCAGTATCGCCTAGTGCCATTCCCATATCAATCATGCTTCTCATTTCTTTTTCTTGAGAAGCTATTACTTTGGCTACTACAGCACCTACACCTGTTAATGCAACTGCGCCTCCTGTAAAGTATGAGGCTATCCAACCAGTTTTTGCGGTCTTTTTGCTCATGTTAGCTAGTCCTTTAGCAGAGGCGTGCATTGCTTCTGCACCTGCGCCTGCTAATTCAACCATTGATTCTAAACCTGTTTGTCCACCGCCGGTTATTGCTCTTCCAACTGTTCTTGTATTACTATTAATGCTATCTATACGTGCATTTATTTTTGCCTGGCGCCTGTCTAACTCTATTTTGACTTTTCTAATATTGCTTGTTAAGTCTTTTGCGGCTGTGACGCCATTTAGTTGAGCAATAGCTGTAGCTAATGCTGTTGTTTTTATAGTGCTGGATCTAGATAATTCGGCCATTCTTTCCACAGTTTCTTCACTTGCCCATGGGTAAGATGAGTAAACTTGGTTCAAAATTCCTTGTATTTCTTCCGGGTCCATACTATTTCCTATAATTAACTGGTATTTTAATTAGATAAATACATTTATACTATAACAGTATTTATGGAGATTAAATATGACAAATCCACTTATCCAGGCATATAGAAAGCCTGGAATGTATATTGCACTTCCAAGTGGTGGGAAGTATTATAATACAAAGCCCAAACTTAGTGTAGACGGTGAATTAGCCATTTATAGCATGACTGCTAGAGATGAACTAGTTTCAAAAACACCTGATGCATTATTTAATGGCGAAGCCACGTTCAGCTTAATTCAAAGCTGTGCACCGGATATTGGCGATCCACAAGAAATGCCTGTTAACGATCTTATTGTTGTGCTAATTGCAATACGCATGGCAACATATGGTGATAGCATTGATGTTGACGTAAAATGTCCAGAATGTGATCATACAAACCAATTGAGTGTTAGCACTAACGCATTGTTATCTACAATTAAAGAAAATAGTGCAAGTGATAAAGTAACACTTGATAATAAATTTGTAATTAAATGTAAGCCTTATAATTTAGCAGACAGAACAAAATTGCAAATACAACGTATCAAACAACAAAAGTTAATTCAAAACTTGGGCGATGCAGCACTAACCGATGAAGAACGTCAAATTAGATTTGGCGAAACGTTTATTGAGATTGCAGACTTAACTGTAAGTCTTATTGCAAATGCAATATTACAGGTTCAGCCACCTGAAGGTGAAACTGTTGAGGATAAACTTTTAATACTTGAATGGTTAAAAAGTATCACAAAAACAGACTACGATCAAATTAGACTATGTGTTGAAGGACTTAGTGATAATGGAGTTGATACGAAGTTTGCGGCAGAGTGCATCGAATGTAAACATACTTGGAATACTAATATAGATTTAGATATTGCAAATTTTTTCGCGGGTTGATAGCATCTCGACAACCCAAAGATATTGCTGAACTTGTAGACAACTACAACAAACAGCTAGACGCAACTGAAGCCAGCTATTTAGATATAATAATCAAATCGGGAGGCTTGTTAACATACAAAGATGTTATGACAATGCCTGTTGGCTCGTTGACAAAGTTTGTTGAAAGATATAATGTATACACTGAAGATCAGAATAACCAAATGAAAGCCGCACAGGCTCAGGCTAAAGGTAGAAGATAATTATTGATCTAGCATTATAGATTTATAATACTCTGCAGGCCAACTATCATAATAAGATGTTCTATGCAATGATGCTCTGCGTCTAAGTAACTCAGCTCTTATTTGAATTAAAATCACATTAGATACATTTTGAACAAAATGACCAGAAGTCTTAGTGCTATGCAAATACATTAAGTCTGGATTAAGTTCTTTCATAGTAGTCAAGTCAACTTTAGTTACATCTACTTTATCACCAAAGTAACATACACCTACCATTTTTACTCTAGGATCAAACTCAAGCATAGCATCAGGGTTAGGACCACTGCAATCTATAAATTGTATTTTTTCTTGAACTCTGGCAGTTTTTGCATAAGGACAAGTAGGATACCCGTCATCCTTGTTTACTTCTAACTTGGTAATCATCCATTCTGTGAAGTCTTTTTTGAATTGTTCAAATTTGCTCATAGCTATTCATTTATCCATTTGATGTTGTTTTATATTTCGATGTCTTACGACATCATGATTATCGTATTGCTATCGCAATACTCAATCAGTTTTTTAATTGTTTATAATATCTATAAACAGTAAAAACTTATTAACTACTATGTTATTTATTATGATCTATTTCCCTGATTTTTTATTCACACTTAGCTTGTTACAGCCAAGTGCAAAATAAACTTTAACTATTTCCCGTCAAGAATACCCACTCGTTATAGTAAAACCTTTTTAGCACAAGGTAGTGGCGGTTATGCGATACCACTTTACATACTGCTTATTAACGCAGAAACACTCTAAGCCATAACGACGACTTTTGAGCTATCCGTAAGTTCCAATTGTCAGGAGAGCTTACTCATTTTGGTTTGTCAAACCATGCATTGACTAAGGCACACCAGTTCCAGTCACGTGATTACGTAACTTCAAGGTGAGTCGACCTACGCCGACCAAACGAAGCCATGTGAGCCTGTGTTAGTTTTGTGTTAGTTTTGTGTTAGCCTAAAAGGGATTATGCCCTGTGCCTTTAATAGCAAACTTTTCAAGTGTTTCTAAGTTTTCTTTATTTTTCATAAAATCGTCCCAGAAAGTAATTCTCCAGGAACCATATTTTGGTGAGCCATAAGTTACTCCACGAGCTGTAAATAAAAATCTTTGCAACTCTGAAGGGAATGCCAAATAAATGCCTTTGCGATTAAACTTCATAAACAATATGTCTAAGTCGTTTTCATCATGTGCGTCTAGTGTTTGTTCGAGCCATTGTTCTAATAGTGGTATTGGTTTTTCTTGTAGTAAATGATGAAAAGGGAAATCTGCATAGTTCTTACACTCGCAGTTGAAATAGTTCCAATGATCAGGTGGAATGATGTCCCCTTTAAATGCCTTGATTTGATTTTCCGTAAGTGTGCTCTTACGCACAGCGTTTTGGCCTCCGACAAATGCTCCGCTGTGAGGAACACGTTCAAAGTTGTCGTTGTATAATTCGGAAAGGATATTACAAACTTCTCGTTCGAATCCCTTACCTTTTGTCTTGCTCTTGCTTGCCAATTTCTGTTTCTTTTTTTAGTTTTTGCAAAATGTCGTGTCCAACTAATTGTTCATTTATTTTATTAGTTGGCCAAAAATCACCCTGCCATTCTTCACTTATATCTGCGTGATCACGCATCAATAACTTCTAACTCTACGTTAAAAGTAGTGAAGCCGTTTTCTTTAGTAACTTGTAAAACATTGTCAACTCTACCTACTAGTTCATCTCTGTGACTAATAAGCAAAATGTTTTTATGTCTTTCTCGTTCCATCTTCTTTAATACACCTAATGCACTTTCAACACCAATTGTATCCATTCCGCTATCAACTAATTCATCAATACAAATCAAGTTAATAGGATGATTCATACTTTCAAATACATCACGGAAGCTCCAACTGAGTCCAAGTATAAGTCGATTACGTTCACCTCTACTTAAATTATCAAAATCTAAGTCTTGTCCTAACTGTGTAATAGTTACAGTTAAGTCACTTTGAAATTGAACCTCATGCGGTAAACCTAATCTAGTGATATAATACTCTAATCGAGTATTTAAGAACTGCAAGTTCTGTTCAATAATTTTCTTACGAACGAAGCTATCTTTGTTAGTAAGTAGCTTCAATAGAAAGTCTTGATGCTCCTTGAGTTCGTTAAGTCTATTTACCTCCGACCAGTCAACTTCCTGCAAACCAGTGTCTTTTAATGCGGTTATTTGATCATCATACGGATTTATCTCTTCTTTTATACGAATTAGTTCAGAATCTGCTGAACTAAGTTTGTTCTGATGATCATATGCTTCTTTAACACTATTGTAATGCATTGTTGGTGCTTTGTCAAGTGGTCCTATATCATTTAATGCATTATTATACTCATCAATCTTAAGATTATAATCATCTATATGCTCTTGACTTTCTGCTACTGCTTCTGTTTTTTGTTTAACAATTTCTTCATGTTTCTCATCATGTAGTTCTTGTCCACACGCATAACATTTATGATCTAACGTATCGTTTAGGTCTTTTTGTGCTTTATCTAAGCGTTTTTGTTCTCTATCTTTAGTGCTGGTTAGTCTTGCTATCTCAACATTTAAAGTATCTATTTGTGATTTTTTTGTATTAAATTCTTCAAACTCTGAATGTGCTTTTAGCTCTATATCAATATCAATGTGTCGCAGGTTTAATAGTTCAGTTTCAAGCGATTGGATGTCTGTATCACGTTTACCTTCCCACACACTTTTTCTGCGTTCTAAGTCTGCAATACTTTTGCCTATACGCTCGTTTGCTTCTTCTGTTCCTTTGATACGATATGTTTCTTCTGTTATTTTGTCTTTACTTAACTTTGTAAGTTCTTTTAGTATCTCAGCTTTTTCACTTAGCTTAGTAATACCAAGTAGCTGTTCAATCATGTCACGTTGATCAGTTGCCCGCATACTAAGGAAAGGTTCTGTGTAAGTGTTTAGTGCAACAATGTGTTTAAACATTGTATGACTCATTCCAATCACACGTTCAATTACACGTTGACTCTCACGTCCTTCGCCCTGCATTTCATCAGTGATTTCTCCATCACTGCCAGCACCATTAACAAGAAATTTAAAAATGTTTGGCTTACGTCCACGCTCTACACGATACTCAGTTCCATTCATTTCAAAGTCAACAGTAACTAACATACCTTTGTTGTTTGTTTTGTTAACTAAATTATCTTTCTTAATATTATATAATGCGTTGCCAAACAATGCATAACTTAATGCATTAATAATTGTTGTCTTACCTGTTCCATTACGTGAGCCATCTCCGCCCAAGTCCATATTGTTACCTAACACAAGTGTTAGACCTGCATTGTCAAAGTGAACAGCCTGTGTGACATTGCCAACACTCATAAAGTTTCTTACGGTGATATTCTTAATTCTCAGCATGTTATTCCTAATTGCTCAATCCCTGATAAATGTCAATTAACATTTGTTTCTTAATAGTTTCACTTTGCACAGATTCTAATTGTGATAATACAATTGTATCTACATTTTCTACTTCTATGTCTACGCCCTGTTGCCAATCATTTGTGTGTTCTTCTTTTTTACTTGGTATCAAACTAATTTCACGTAAGTCGTATTGTTTAGCAAATGTTTCTTTAATAAAGTTTGCTTCTTCATATGTAATGCCTACGTCAAGTGCCACACGAGCATATGTTTTGTCTGCCAGATACTTTTCTGGTTCATCAATAAGTTTACTTAAAGATAGTGTTCTATACTTTGGTGCATCAGGCCATGCTTGATAATCAATAGTGCCATCCCAATCAAGGAACATACAACCTCTGTCATCATCCCACGCATCAGCAAAGTTATGAGGGAAGCAGTTACCTGGATAAATTACATTACCTTTCTTCTGTCGCTTATGAAAGTGTCCACTAAAAACCATTTCTGGTTTTGCTAAATCTTCTGCTTTTAGTCCACCATGGTCTGGCATTTGAACTAGTGCATTCATATAAAACTGTGGAAGCTCAAAATGTCCGAACATAAATTTACATTTTACATCTCTAACTTTTTTCCATTCGTCATCTACTAACCAAGGAATAAAAGCAACATCATCTTCAATTAACATAGTATCATTTACAATACGTATGTTAGGATATTCCTTGCCCATTGGAATACTATGTATTTCTCGTTTCTCTCTGTAATATAAATCATGGTTGCCCATAATCATAATAACTTCTTCAAAGTTATCGTTGAGTCTACGTAAATTACTTACTGTATAGTTTAGTGTGCTTACATTAATTGTCGCCCTATGATGATGCCAATCACCTAAGAAGAAACATTTTTTAATTCCTCTTTTGTGTGCTTCATCTATCATCCATATGATAAAATCTTCGCAATCTTGATTATGTAAACGTGAATTGTTTTTATTACCTAAATGTATGTCAGTGAATATTACTGCCTTGTCAAATAGCATACTTAGTCTTACCTCTGTTTATTTGTTAGCTTCAGTGTTGTTCTTTTCGTTCATCTGCCTAATCTTTTCAATCTCAACTTTTTCTTTACTTTCCCATTCAGCATTAAATGTTCTAGTGTGACTAGGATTTAATCCTGCTTCTTCAAGTAAGTCATCTCTGATATTTTGACTACGCTTTTCTAAATTTAAAACTCTTGTAAAACTATTGTTAATTGCCGCAGTATAATATGCAAATGGATTCTGCGACTTAAATTCGTTAAACTGTAGTCCTATTTGACTAAGCTGAACTAGTGCTTGTCCACGCATTTCATCTACATATGTGTAACCACGCCAATTGCCACGCATACTATAACGTTCGCATAGTTTAATATACATTCCGCCTAGTGTGTTTGTTGTATTGCCGTGTGTGGTATTAAAGTATCCATTGTCTAGTCCACCTTCCCAATGACTTCTAGCAACTTCTTTAAGTTCTCCGTCTTGATAAGCATAATGCTTAAATGGAGGGAAATTACATTTACTGTGTAAGTCTGCTTCTGTTTTAGGTTTGTTTTTTCTGTTCTCTAATGGGACGTGATCAAATGTCATTACTCGGATAACAATATCTGTGTCTAATATTGTATCTACTTCAACTAAAAAATCTGCTACTCTTGGTTTAGTTTTCTTACCTGTTAGTCCTTGTTCCCAACGTTTAACTTCGGCTTCATGTGCTTTCTTTTGTAAACGTGTTGCACGTGATTGTTTTGCTTCTGCTACAGCTTCGGGTGTAATATCTTCAAATGATTCAACGATTAAGTCATAATCTGCATACTGATCGTCATTCACATAACAATAGGACATCTTAGATTTATGAATCTCTTTCAATAACTCTTTGTTTGTTAAATAGAATTGTCTTGGTGCTCTTGCCATAATTGTTCCTCTGTTCTTAACTATTATAACTGATTTGCTAATAAAGTCAACCGGTTTTTGCAAGTCATAAATACTAATGGAGAATAGACATGATTATTAATGAAATTATACAAATTAGAGAAGACGTAGATAGCATTACAGTATTTTACGGTGGTCGTTTTCAACCTATGCACCAAGGACACAGAGATGTATATCAACATCTAGTGGGTAAGTTTGGTGCGGATAATGTATTTATCGCTACAACTTTTAGTCAAAAAGCTACTAAGGCACACACTGCAGGTAACTACAGTGACGATCCTTTTACATTTGACGAAAAGAAAAGCATCATGTCTACAATGTTTGGCATACCAGCAGACAAGATTGTAAACAGCAATCCATATAGAAGTGAACCAGCTACAGTGGGCAGAGACAACAATACAACAGGTATTGTGCTAGTTTTTGGTGCCAAAGATGCAGGACGTTTGGGTGGATCAGCTAATGTTCAACAATTACCAGATAATATAAAAGATGTAAAGCCACAAAGTGAAATGATATATTTTTATGAAGCACCATTAATGCAAGGCGGAATGAGTGCAAGTGACTTCCGTAAAACAATGGCAAGTGATGCCACACCGGAAGAAAAACAAAAAGAATTTACAAAGTTTTTTGGCAAATTTGACCAAAAGATTTTTAGCTTTATAGAGGATAGATTAACATGAGTAAATCAGGAATACCAAATTCATCTTTAGGGTTTATAAATAGTCCTGGAGCAGTTGTATCATTAAAACCAAGACCGGGTAACCCGTTTCCACTTGAAGGTGCCGACGGATCTAGTGTTCGAGTTGGCTCAATGATCCAATCTGACTATAACATATTGGGTCCACTAGTTAACGATGGCGGGTTAGTATTTCCTTATACACCAACACTGCAAGTAGGACACCAAGCCAACTACGGAACATATGATATTACACATACAATATACCAACCACAGTATTACATATCAACAGCAAATCCTAGTATCAGTATTACAGCAAACTTTACATCAAATGATCTAGAAGAAGCAAGACATACAGCAGCCGCAATACAATTTTTAAAAACATGCACCAAGTCAGACTTTGGTGAACAAAACCCAACTACAGCAGGCACACCGCCTCCAATTTTAAATCTCAGAGTATATGCCAAAAATGCTCTACATGCCCAAGCAACACCAGTGGTTGTAAGAAGCATGAACTATACAATGCCAGAAGATGTTAATTATGTTGAATGTGAAGCAGGCGTTGTTCCAACTATGTTATTATTAGCAGTTGAACTTTCTGTTCAACTATCACCAGCAACAGTCAGAAAGAAATTTAATATCGCTGATTTCTCACAAGGAAACCTACTTGGAGGTTTTAATTAATGGCTATAGAATTTAGAAGAGATAGTTTATACAGATCAACTCCAATAGAGGAAAAGAAGTATCTTGGTATATGGGAACCCACTGTTGCGGAAATATCGGGTCTCATAACAGAACCATACACAATAGAAAATAAATATCATCAGCGTCCAGACACACTGGCAAATAAGTTATATGGCAATGCTAAACTTTGGTGGGTATTTGCAATGGTAAACCAAGATAAATTAAATGACCCTATTTTTGATTTTGAAGCAGGATTAACTATTCAAGTTCCTACAAGGTTTACGTAATGTTAAAAGATAACTGGCTCAATACAGTATCCTCGGGCACTTATAAGTTTACATTTATGATTGTAGACACTGATACTCACAATGCAGCGACTGAAGGAAGTTTTAATAAAGAACAGGCACTTGCACAAGGCAAGGCAGTTATTGTTGCCGAAGATGGTGTTGAAAGTGCGTATGCAGTTCAAAATGTAAATATTATTTCCAATACAGCATCAATTAAAAATGGACATGCTACGGCTACAAGAGTTACGTTTGATTTAATAGAACCACTTGGATTTGGATTTTTAGATAGATCATTAACAGTTGGTGGCTACTTTGGAATGAACGCAAACATACAACAACTAAAATGGGTATTGCAATTAGATTTCCTAGGCAGAGATCCAGTTACTGGTGCAAGTGTAACTAAACCTGATCCATTCTTTTATGCTCTTGCATTGCAAGGAATGACAGGAACACTGGGAGAAGCAGGCGCAAAATATTATATGGAATTCACTAACATGGATAGTGAAGCAATGAAAGAGACTGTAACAAAAACAGACATAACAGTTAAGAACGTAACAACAGTAAAAACGTTTGCAGAAGAATTAGAAATAACATTAAACAATGCAGCAAAGAAACACCAACCACAAGGAAACCCAGTAGATATAGAGCAAGGATTTGCTGATACTCCACCTTTGATTAATTATAAAGTTAAGTTAGCTGCATCAACAACTACACAAGCTCAAGATTATTTTGGCATCCCATCATTTAACTTAGCAGACGCTCCATGGGCAGGAACGGCAAATAGTGCTAATTCTGGTGGACAAAGTGAATCTCTTGAAGAGTTAGGCACAAGAGAAATAGTTATAAACAACGAAACACAGCTATCTGCAAAAGTAAGAGATTTGATAGCAGCTAATGTTCCAACATATACCGAACACAACAACCTAGCACAAAAAAATGGAATAACATACGATCTACAGTGTAAGCCTACAGCAAAACTTATAAACGAAGTTGACGGCAGGTTAAATGTTCAGCGTAAAGAAATAACGCTAACAATATCATTAATAACTACAGGTGAAACAGTTCCACCAAATGGTCCCACAATTGAAAATTTAAGAAATTCAGCAGCAGCTCAAAATGAAAGATTTAATAGACTTGTTCTTCCTAAGCTAGTTAAAAAGTATACATATCAATACACAGGCGAGAACACAGAAGTAATGGATATTGATTTACAACTAAACTCAACTTTCTACACAGCGTTATCACCTGCAGCGGCAATATATTATGCAGACAATAATAATATGTTCGAAGCCAATATAATTACGCCACCACCAAAGCCAACTGACCAAGTAGATATAGAGCAAGGATTTATAGATGAAGCTGACATTATAACTGAAGTGCCAGCAAACACAGAAAAAGATTTAGGAATATCATCAGTAAAATTTTTAAGTGACGTGCCACTACAAAAATATAATATTAATCAAAGTCCGGTATTTGGTGTGCAACCATTAGGAGCACAAGGACAACAAGTAAATGAAACAACAGACATAGACACAACTGCAAACTTGGCGTTGATTAATTATGCAGCACGAATAAAAGATACACAAGACTTAAGAATAGAAGCAAGAGGTGATCCAATATTTCTAGGACAGAATGGGACAAGCATATTTGATATTAACGAGTCTTCGGTATATATGGCATTTATAAACTTTCAGCCAAATCCAGAAGACTTATTAATAAATCAGCAAAAAGGCCCAATTGATATGCTAACAACTGGAATATATAAAATTAATGAAGTTATAAGTAAATTTCAACAAGGATCATTTACACAAACAATCTCTACATATAGAGATCAAAACAGTAGCACATTTTTGCTACTTAATACATTATTAAATCTGAGGGTGGATTAATGAAAACAACAAAATCAGCAGGTGCAGGTTATCATACATATGGTGTAGAAGTTGCCAAACGTGCTAAGGCATCGCAAGGATACAATATTAATACCATCAATGGAATATACATTGGTGAAGTAATAAATGATAAGGATGCACAACACAATGGAAGAATAACTGTTAAGATTCCAGAATTTGGTGCAGACTCAGAGCGTATTATATTATTAACAACGCCATTTGGTGGTAACACTGAAATTAAAAAAGATGCTGGTAACTTTATTTTAGAACCTGGATCATCAACTACATACGGTATGTGGCCACAGCCACCCGCAATTGGATCAAATGTTATAGTTGGTTTTACCGGATCAATGGAACAAGGCTTTTACTTAGGTTACTTGCCACCCAAGGATAGAAATGCAACCATGGGCGGTAACGCAAGTAATGAAGCATATGACCGCGACGGCAATGTTATATTATCACAGACCACTGAAAAGAATTCAAAAGATATAAATGATTCAGTAACAAAAGCGGCTAAACAAAAACAACTCTTTCAATTACTTGAATCTGGTCTTGCAGTAGACTATGTTAGAGGACACAGTCAAAGTAGTGCAAGAAGAGAAAGCCCTAGCAAGGTAGTTGGGTGGACATCTAAAATGGGTCATACTATCAGTATGGACGACCACGAAGAAAATGATAATATTAGAATTAGAACTAGTGGTGGTAATCAGATTTTAATGGACGATACCAGTGGATTTATATTCATTAGTAATAATAAAGGTAATGCATGGATAGAAATGGATGCAGACGGTCGTGTTGACGTTTATAGTAAAGGCGGTGTTAGCATAGCAACGGATGGAGATTACAATGTTCATGCAAAGGGATCTATTAATATGCAAGCAGAACAAGGAGTTAATATTAAGAGTAGTGGAGCAGAAGGGCTCAAACTGGAAAGCAGTGTTGGTTCAATTGACATCTATAGTGCTATCAATATTAATAGTAATGCTGATCGCGAAATTAACTTAACAGCAACTAACAATTATTATTTACAAGCAGGTCGTGTTGATATAAATGGTCCTGCGCCTACATCAGCAGAAAAGGCAGCAGTGCAGGCACAAACAACTAACACAAGTGTAACATCAAGTATCAACAGCAGAGTTCCTGAGCATCACCCATGGAAAGGTGTTGCAGTGCGAGAAAAAATAGTAACAGGTAAAGGAAATTCAGGATAATGGCAACATATACTTTACCTAATACAATAACAAAGGAAGATTTATTACCTTTTGATTTATTTCCAATTGCTGATAACACATTAGCAAGGACACTTGTGCCTATTAGAAACTTAGAAACTAGTCCAGCAATGATTAACTTAATATTAAGAAATATTGGGTGGAAGGGCTATGCATACAAAGATGTTGACAATGTTATAAAAATTGGTTATAATCTGGTTGACGGGGTAGACGGAGACGGACTTACTGAAGAAGATGCGTTTAATAAATGGATTAAAGTTTTCAAAGATGCAGAGCGTAGATTCAAAGAAGTATTTATATTAGAGTCATTAAGTCAAAGTCAATATGATGGATTAGTAAGTTTATATTACTTAACAGGTGATTGGACTAGAGTAGGATCAGAACAACGAACATTTCAATTATATGATTATGTAAAAGATAGAGAATGGCAATATGTAGCAACTGCTATGACCAACAGTGGTATTAATCGTGTCCAACGACAATTAGAAGCAAAAGTTATTATGCTTGCTGATTATGGAGTGGCAAAAGATAGATCTCTAATTAAACGACAAGGTATACAAGAAATAGCAAACAAATATCCAACAAGATTGTTGGATGACAGAAGTAGAACTCAAGCAGAATATGTTTATTATGCTGAAACCAAAAGGTTCCTACCTAACATGGCCGAATCAAGGCAACGAATTTTATCTTCCAAACTGAATTAACTTAGTAGATAACGAATTCGATAAATACTAGTATGAGTAATATAGTAGGTTATACCACAGTAGATCAACAAAATGGAAGTTTAAGATTACAAGGTCTAGAACTTGCAAAACAAGATCTGATGAATCATTTTAAAATCCGTAAAGGTGAAAAGTGGACTAATCCAAACTTTGGTAGTAATCTACTTAATTATATTTTTCAACCACTGGATGATAATACGACAGAAGCAATTAATGACGAAGTTTATGAAATTGTATCGTATGATCCACGCTTTAAGCTAGCCAGCAATGATATTATTGTTGACCAAGACGCTCATTCAGTTACAGTAACAGTTAAATTAATGTATCTACCAACTACAACTGCAACAGACTTGCAGATTAAATTTGACAGCGAATCCACAGAACAGGCAGAGTTTTAATTATGGCACAAAATATTAGACAATCAAAACTTTTTGCAGCTGAAGATTATGTAGCAGTATATGAATCTTTTATCAATGCTAACTTACAAGCATTTGATTACGATACAATACGAACTGCAATGGTCGACTATGTAAGAAGCACATATCCAGAAAATTATAATGACTGGATTGAAAGTTCAGAGTTCATAGCACTACTTGACGTAGTTGCACAAATGGGACATAACTTAGCGTTTAGAGTTGACTTAAACTCACGTAATAACTTCTTAAGCACAGCAGAAAGACAAGAAAGTGTTTATAAACTAGCAGAATTTTTAGGCTATACTCCAAGACGTAATGTGTCAGCGTTTGGTGAAATGAAAGTAGTCAGTGTAAAAACAAACGAACCTGTAATTGGTAGTGCAGGAACAAGTTTGGGTGGACAAGATATTAAATTTGAATCTACTAGCAACATAAACAACTTAGATGATTTTATTGCAGTAATGAATGGAGTTTTACAGTTTGGTAATCAATATGGTAGTCCAAAGAAACAAACTTCGGTAGGAAATATAACACAACAGTTTTATGATTTAAACAATACAGCAAATCAAATTAAGTTTGATGTGCCTGGTATTGCTAACGGTCAATCATCTACATATAATATTGTAAGCATAGATTATACAGATAATATTGTTCATGAGAAATCACCAAATCCAACAGGTGCATTTGGAATATATTATAAAAATAGTGGACTGGGTTTATCAAATAAAGATACTGGATTCTTCTTAGGAGTAAAAGAAGGAAACTTACAATTCCAAGATACAAAAATAGACACACCAATTGATAATCAAACCATTGATATTAATGTAGACAATATTAACTTTAGTGACGTATGGGTGCAAACCATTAATACAAATGGAGCAGTAGTTAAAGAGTGGAAAAATGTAAAGCATATTTCAACATCCGAAGATGCAACATACAACAGCGTTAATTCAGCAGACAGAGATGTATTTTCAGTCAAGACAAGAAAGAATAATCAAATATCAGTTCAGTTTGCAGATAAGACATTTGGAAATTTACCACAAGGTATTATACGTGTATGGTATCGTGTAAGTAAAAATGAATCATATGTAGTTAGACCAGATGACTTATCAAATAAAAAAGTTACAATTGCATATCAAGGAATTGATGGAAATAACTATTCAGCAATATTCACATTACAATTAAAAACCAGCATAACATCTGCAAGTGCTAACGAAAGTTTAGATAGCATTAAACAAAATGCTCCACTGGCATATGCAAGTCAAAATAGATTAGTTACAGCAAACGACTACAATACATTATTTGGTTACCAAACATCAAGTGTAGTAAAAGTAAAAAGTATTAATAGAACATTTAGTGGACACAGTAGATATGTTGACTTTACAGATCCAACAGGTGAATACAGTAACTTATTAATAAATGGAACAGACGGACGTTTATATGAAACTGATAATGTTAAAAGTAAAACCACAATTGTTGGACAAAACAAAGATTACATATTTGAAAAATATGTAAAGCCACAACTATCAGATTTTGATTTAATTAATCTTTACTATACAAAATACACAACCGCATTTAATGATTTAAAATCTTCATTTCCAGCAGGAACATATGAATGGAATGCGCCAGGCACAAATTTATATAATGCAAACACAGGCTATATTCTAAGTAGCTCAGCTATTCAACGAGTAGGCAAAACTGCATCAAATTATTTAAATCAATTTAGAACAGGTGCATTAATTAAGTTTACTAAAACTGATGGCACATATGTTTGGGCAAAGGTATTGAATATATTTGCTTATGGCCTTGGTATAGATAGAACTGGTGTTCAGCTTGGTCAACCAAGCGGAAAAAGATCAAATGGATTAGGAGCAATTACACTAGATACATATGTTGAAAGTGGAAGCACAATTGATGTTATTGTTCCAGCATTCCCACGTTTATTTAAAACAAAAGAATCAAATATTATTACAACATATCTAGAAGCAAAAAGAACATTTGCTCTTGCATATGATTATCAAAATCAAAGTTGGGAACTAGACAGCGATCCAGGATCTTATACTACACCTGCTAGTTCATATAATAAGGATACATGGTTAATCTACTTTAGTTTTGATAGTGGAAGATATAACATATACACTAGAACAACACAATATGTTTTTGAAAGCAGTAGTGTTGCATTTACAAATGTTAGTTTAAACAGTGGACTAGATTCACTTACAAAGAAAAAAGCAAAAGATACTATAGACATGTCATTTGATACTGTTGTTAGAGGCGGAACTGAAGATGATGACACAGTTGTAAAAACTGGCGGTAAAATGCATGTTAGTGGAATCGAACAAGACTCAAATGGAGTTATTGATGCATCTCATGTATTTTTATCATTAGTAGATGACAATGCTGATGGAAGACCAGATAATCCATTAGTGTTTAGCGAACTAGTCACTAAACCAGGCGGCGGACTAGAATCAGTTATTATAGATGACGTAGCAAAAACTGGTCGAGCTAATTTAGATTTTGAATGGCGCCATGTTGCAGCTGATAAAGAAATAGTTGATCCTAGTTACACAAACATTATAGATGTTTATGTGTTGGATAAAGCATATGATACAAAATATAGAAATTGGTTGTTAACAAATACAGGTGAAGAACCACTTCCACCAACAAGTAATGCGTTAGCTAATAATTTTGCAAATGTTGAGAAACAAAAAGTTACAAGTGATACCATATTGTATAAACCAGCAAAATATAAAACAATATTTGGACCAACTGCACATTCATCATTACGTGCAACATTTAATGTTGTTAAAGTAAAAGGTAGTAATGTAGTTGACAGTGAAATTAGAGTTAACGTAGTTAAAGCAATCAATGAATTTTTTGCTGTAACAAATTGGGACTTTGGTGAAACTTTTTACTTTACAGAACTTGCAGCATATGTGCATAAAGAATTATCAATGTCAATAAGTAGTTTTACTATTATACCACATGGTGCTTCAAGTGTGTTTGGCGAATTATTTGAAATTACTCCAAACATTGATGAAATGTTTATACCAGATGTAAGTGTTGACGATATAGATATTGTTAGTAATGTTGTTACTAAAACAAATTAGGATAAGGTTTAATGGCTAAGAAAAAAGCAGGAAGTTACAAAACTCCAAATACAAAAGCATCTAATTTATTGCCATCAGTTTTTAATACTGATGTAAATAAAAAATGGCTAGACAGCACATTAGATCAAATGATCTCAAAAGGTAACCTGAAGAATGTAGAAGGTTTCATAGGCGATAAGTCAGGCAAGAACAGATTCAAAGAAGATATTTATTTAGACAATACAGATATAAGTCCAGCAATTGTAGTTACAGACAAAGATAAAAAAGTAACTAATTCAATTACAATGAGTGACATTGCAAATGCAATTAACATAAACTTTTCTGAATATAATTATAATACAGCATATGCAACAAAATCATATAGTTATAGACCTCCAATTAACGTAGACAAGTTTGTAAATTATACAAACTATGCATGGGTGGATCAGATGCCCATATACGAAAGTATTAGAACTCTTGACGCAGCAACAGTAGGATCAGTAACATCAGGCTCAAGCTATCCAGCAAGTCCTTCACATGGTGATTATTTTGCACTCAATGATGGAGTAAACACAAAAACTTATCAATGGGATAATGTTGTTAAGACATGGCAACCAAGCGGAGACACAGGTTCAATTTACAGTAACAATGGAAACAACGCAGGCTTTACAACTGTAGTTAATCCAGTTGACTTGTCAGCTGGTCAATTAGCATATGCAATTGTGGATAACAATAATACATTTGTTATGGAAGACCAAATGCTTATTAAGTTTGTTGGTGATGGTTGGCATTCAGATGCACACAAGAGAACATATCTTGTATCCGGCACTGGTAGAAATATTAAATTAATAGAAGTATACAGTTGGGTTGACAATAGCACACGCTACCCAGACACAACAAAAACTACAGTAACAGTTGGTGGTATTTGGGACAAGAGTAAAGTATTTACAGTTCAGCCCAACAAAGAAAGTAAGATATATTCAGTTGATGGGCAAATTGGTGTAGCTAGTATGCTTGCTCGCTATAACGCTACAGACGACACTAGGTTACCTGTATTTGATGGTTTTATATTTCCATCTGAAGAATCAAACAAATCAGCTTGGATGACTGACGAACTAATTATGTTTGCTGACGAATGGACTCAGCAAGATAGCACACCAATGGATGCTACAGATTACCACAAAATATTTTATACACAGCGTGATAGTGTTACCGGTGATATTACTATAACAAAATTAGTTGATGCAAGAATTCTTGGATCAAATCAAAAGATAGAACAGTTTATTGTTCCTGGCACAAGTGAATCAGTATTAGCAAAATACAAAGATAGATTATCTGGATTTGATATTTTAAATTGGGACAAATCAACTGTGGTGTTTGCTGAAAAAGATTATCAAGTTATGGAAACTGATAGTCCGTATAGAACTGCATGGAGCAGAAATAATAAATGGACAGCAGTAGAAACACTAATAAAAATTAACGAGTTAATATATGGCGGCATTAATTTAAAACAATTAACTGATACAAAATATATTGCTAAAAGACCAATCATGGAATTTGATGGCAAACTTAATCTCTACAACTGGGCAGACATTGATACAAATTTAGGTGATAGTCAATGGGCTGGCGTAATAAACACAATGGTTAAGCCAACTGGAAGTTACATACCAACATCATTGCCGGGTGGAAAATATGGCTTTAATTTAACAGACATTGAACTTAAAGAAGAACAGCGTATTGCATTCTCTGAAGGCACATTTGCAAGTAAAACCTGGCAGGTTAGTTCAAATATAATTACTTATAATGGCATTGAGTATAATGAGCTAACTGCTGATATTACATTACAACCAAATTATTGTGCATACGTTAGAGAATCATTACCAGACAGTGAAGATAAAAAATGGAACAACAGTGATGTTTGGTTTAATGGCACAGTATGGAGCACAGGGCAACAACGTGTTAAGGTTAACCAAATGCCGTTGTTTAAATTATATACAACCAGTGGACAAAGATTAGAAAGTTTAGAAGGTGCAAAGTTTACAGGTAGTAGAATATTTAACTACAAAATAGGCACAAGCACAGTTGATCCTGAATTAGGTATTGGACTGTCATATAAAGATATTAATGGAATTGGCGAGTATCAGTTTGAAAATTATTTATTTACTGAGCCGCATTTCCAAAGTATTACGTCACAGTTTAATAAAGATACAAACTATCATAGACAGATACTAGGACAAAAATTATTTAAAGTAAACAATAAATTAACTAATCTATACAAGCAAAGCGAAGAAATTGGCGGGGCAGAAACATTAGTAACACATGATGTAGTAACTAGTAATGCAGACTTTACAATTAACGTAGGGCATAGTTCATGGAGAACAGATAGACGTGTTGTATTACATCAACAAGATAAAAGATGCGTAGTAACAGAATTACAAAATGGTGTTTACTTAGACAAAACAAATGTAGATCATACAAACATATACGTAGGTAAAAATATACCTGTTGTGTTTAACAACTTATTAGAAACTGGTGATGTTAAATTTAAAACTGTGGCTGGTGTTGATATTGAAACAACTCCACAAGCAGGTGTAACTGTAACAAGAAGTGGAAATGATATTACCTTAGCACTTACTACATACAGTAGCAAAATTATTATTGACCCAGTAGATGCAACATTAACAAATGACTATACAATCATACCACTTGACAACTATGATAGCATTCAGCATACAGTGGAAGTTAATGGTAAGCAATTAAGTCCTAACAATTATACAATCAATGCAGACACAATTGTTATTCCTGCATCCGTCGGATTACAAAAAGATGATATTGTTGATTTAAAATACTTCAGCAATAACAATACAAATATAACTACTAACTCATCTTTGCCAAATACATTAAAGCATAATGCAAATAACGAAGTAATAGAAACATTTACAATGAGCGAAACAATGGCTCATTGGCAAAGTATAATATCTTCTACTCCTGGGTTTGAAGGCGACATCCTTGGAACAAATAACTATGAGGCACTAAACAAACAACATTACTTTGGTGGTGAAATATTTATTCACAACGATTTGAGTATTGTTCACGATGCTTTATATTCCAATGATACAGTAAACGTTACAGATGCATTAAGAACATCAGGTGAAGATTGGGATAACTTTAGAAATAGATTTAGAGCTCAAGTAGCCAGATTAAATGAAAGAAAAAATTATCTAACTGTTAGAGAATTAGTTGATGATGCAATTGAATCAATTACTATTACTAGATCAGGTGGAGACTTATTTAGAACATCTAACATGGTATATAAAACTCCTGTTCGAGTGGAAGAATTTATTCATGCAGATGGAGATACAGTATTACCTAGAATATTTTTAAAAGATAGTATTCACAGTGATGACAATATTCAAGACCACGTTTATGTTTACATCTCAGATAATGTAAGTGGAACACTAACAACAAGACTAGCAATAAAAGATATAGACTATATACAATCAGGAAACTTAATTGAATTTATATATCAACCAATAGCTATGCCAAACAAAGGTTATCCAAAAATTACAGTGTATAAAAGACACATGGATGATATATGTTATGTTCCTCCTAGTTTAACAAAACTTAAACTTGCACCAGGGTGGTCACCAGAAGTAGACACTACAAACAATATACTAACTGGGCATGACGGAACACAGTGGGAATTAAAATCAACAGCAGAATTATTTAACATGACAGATGCAAACTTTGATGTTGTTAACGCATGTCAGTTTGAATTAGAAAAAAGAATTTACACAGGATTAGTTATAAGTGATACAATTAATACAGATGACGAGTCTGTTGAAAGTTTACAATATGGTATGGTTTCAAAGTTCACTCCAAGTGCAACACGTGAAACATGGTATACACTAGAAACAATTAATGATTTACTCAGTAAATCATTTGCACAATGGAAAGCAAAGAACAAACGAGAAGATACAGAAGTTGTATACTCGCTTGCAGATGTAGATACATGGAACTTTAGTTCAATGGGTTCGGCATTAGGTGCAGATATTCCAGGACAATGGAAAGGTGCATACAAAATATTATTTGGAACAAGCACTCCAGACAAAACGCCATGGCACATGCTTGGTTATGCATTTAAACCTACATGGTGGGACAGCACATACAGTTGGACAAATGCTACAAAACGTGCGGCACTTATTAAAGCACTAAAACGTGGACTAGTAGCACCTGGTAGACAAGATATAGAATGGGCAAACCATTTGTGGGATTGGGATAATAAATGCCCAGTTACATCAGCAGGTGTATTAGAAACAATTACGACTGTGTTAGGAACTCCACAAGACATTGATAAAGCAAAACGTTTTGAATTTGGTGATCATGCTGGACTAGAAGCTGAGTGGAGAGCAAGTGGATCAGGACAAGCATCTACAATAGATGCTATTGTTAAATTAAATCCAACAAAAGCATCTAGCATATTTTATTCACCATCTGTAAAAGTTAATACCAAAGAAATAGATTACTTAGGCAAAGACGATTTAGAAATTTATACAACTTCATCTATACCAACACCAGGCAAAGTTTATGGAAGATCAATTGTTGATGTTGAAGTTACAGCTATTGCGTTATTTGATACAAACACATTTGTTAAACTAGTTGGACCAGATGGATCAACAGAAGCAGACATAACATTATCTTTTGATACTAGACCAGGAGTATACACACCCAATGAAACTAGACGACATGTTATTGGTGCAAGTGTATCACACAGAGGAAGAAACTTAACAACACTTCCAGCAATATATACTGGGTTTGACAACTCACAGGTTGCAACATCAACATTTAAATTTAAAACAAAAGAAGTAGAATATGTAGCAAGCGGTATAGCACAATCTTTATACAATCATACATTGCGTAACAATTTAGATTACAACATAGACAACTTACATACTAAAGTTGATACAAGACTAGGAACACAATTACGTGGATTTAGTAGTAAACATCTTTTAGAATTTAAGACACAAACATACGATGAAACAAAACATACACTAGGCGAAAGTGACTTTGAACTATCAATGTATAAAAGCACACCAATTAATATTGCAATTGCTAGTGAAATTACTGTTGAGTATTTGGCTCCAGGTTGGAAGATTAGTGGCAATGGATATGGTAAACAAGAATTTAATTTCTTTGCACCAGATAACACTAACTCAACTTCGTATACAAATGTGGAAGTTGAATCAGTAGAAATTAAGAAATATAAAAAGTTTGCACCAACACATAGCATATTAGAGTATAATGCAATACTTAATAAGATACAAGACACTTATTCATTTATAAGAGGATACTACGCTTATTTAGAATCAATTGGATTTGAATTCCCATACAGCGGAGACAGTGTAGCTGTAGAGTTTGTTAAATGGGCATTAACTAATCCATCAACTACTAAAACATTTGACCTAGGATCTAATTTTAAATTTAAGCCAATACATGGTAGCGTAGTAGAATTAAACACAGGTGTGTTTAAAGAAAATACTATCACTGATACAAAAGGTATTACAGTTGAATCAGATAATTTATTAGTAAGCAGAACAGAAGATGTATTATCATTAGAAACAAAAGATAAAACAATAATTGGTTCAGCAGGATTTGTTGTTGTGGAATACGAACACATTGCATTACTAAATGATAAAACAACGTTTGGTGTTGTTGTGCATGATGATATTAAAAATATAAATCAATACAAAATAGCATTCAGAGGATTAATAACTGATAAGTGGGACGGTAATAAACGTGCACCAGGTTACTTAGTTTTTGATGATAAGGTTGTTGAAAACTTTGATAGCAGTGTGCAATCAGTTGACGACTACTATAAAACAGATGGCATTGACTTTAATCCTACAATTAGAAAACTAGAAGATATAACTATTGGTAATTCAAACAACGAACTTACTATTAGTGAGAATGAGTTTGATTCAATTACTAAACGTAATTATTTTCAAGGGTTGATCAAACAAAGAGGAACATCAAGTGCATTTGATAAAATTGAACGTAAATTTATAACTGATAAGCTAGACATTAAAGTTCATGAACAATATATGTTGTCTAGAAGTTACTTTGGTAACACAGACAGATTAGACGCAATAGAATTTACATTAGACAATAACACATTTGAAACATCACCACAAGCTATTAAGTTTAATAACTTTACAGGAAGTGAAACTGTATACAATGATGTATTAGTTTATCCGCAAGGTGATAGTAGATTTGTTAATCCAGTAAAAACAGTTAACGCAGTATCGCTTGCTGTTGGCAAAACTTATCAAATAAAATCATTGGGAACAACATCTCAAAACGATTGGAATTTTCTTGCAGGAACTTCAGGAGTTACATATGTATCTGGTGATACATTTACTGCGGTTAAGACTAATGAAAACATTACAGGAACAGGCACAGCTACAACAGGCACTTCGTTTTCTACTCAACCTATAACAGAAGTTGACATAAGTAACTTAACAGCAGGTGCTTTATTAGACACTGAAGCAAAATATAAAACAAACTTATTAAGTGAAATTGGAAATGTATATAACAAATTAGAAGATTATGCAATCATAGAAACTTGGGCAAATAATAAAAGTTATAAAAAAAGTAATATAGTAAGATACCAAGGTGGATTATATCAGTGTATACCAGATAGCACAACAGTATCTACTGTAAGTGAGAATATAAGCATAACTGGTAATAATACAAATCCAACATGGCCATCAGGAACAATAGTAAGTATTGATGGTGCAGTGTTTCCTATATCTAAGGAAGTCCAGGAGAAACAACCAATACCAGTTACAGGAACAGTTTTGAATCCTGTTATTACTGGTGCAACATCATCAACTAATACACTAATAATTGATGGACAATCAGTAACACTTAGCAAACTAGCAGGTGTCAATGTTCTAACTGGTGTTCCAGCATCAAAGACAGGAATTGTTCCAGGACCAGCATTTAATTCAAATAATGGATTTGTTACAGATAAGCAATTAGTTATTAATGGAATAACTGTTGACTTTGACACAACACCACCAGACGTAATAGAAAACTTTATAGGTGATAACTTAGGAATTACGCCAAGTGATGCAACAGAAAATATCACAGGTGTAGCAGCACAGCAAACATATACTATTCCTAATACAACACTAAGTGGATCAACATATAGTGTTAGTGGTATAACAGTTGATGGAACTGCTTATGCAGAAACAACAGACTGGACAATAAGTGGACAAGACATTACATTTACTAATCCAACATTTGCAGGTAGCGAAGCTATTGTAGTTACAATGACACACGTTACAGTTGTAGATCTCAAAGATACATTTACAATTGCACAAGGAATTGTTGGCACTGCATATACAGTTCAATCAGTTACAGTTGGTGGAACTACACAAACTGATCCAACACATTATTCAATCAGTGGACAAACATTAACATTCACTTCTGGAAATGAACCGGCAGACGGAGCATCAATTGTTGTAACTATTGAACATACTCCGTTAAGTATGACAACTGCAGAAATTGTAACAAAGATCAATGACACAATGGTAGCAAATGGAATCAGCATAACTGAACCAACTGGCACACCATATGTTGCCAATGATGCTATACAGGCCGATTTGATTGGAAGTAGATTACGTATACGATACTGGGCTACAAGCACAGATCAGAGTAGCAATGATAGTAAATTAATACTTGGAAGTAGTATCAATGGCACTAATGAAATATTAGGCTTTGTTACAAATCCAACAGCAAGTTTAGTAGGATTAATCGAAGAACAACAAGAACAAGATTTAACTTTAGATGACATAGTTACATTAATTACTAATACATCAAACCTTGGACACATCACTGCAACAAACGACAGTGGGTATCTTAAATTAGTAAGTGGTGCAAACTTAACACCGGCTCAGAGAAGAACAACACTAACAGTAGAAGGAACACAGCGAGCAACAGTAGGATTGCCACTTAGCACTGCGGTTACAACATCACCTGTTACTGAACCTGTTGACTTAACTACTGCGGTATCTTTAATTACAACTGGACTAGCAGATCCTGTAGCAGCAGGAGGATCGGGTAACGCTGTAACTGGAGTATCAGTATTAGGCACAGGTAATGCTTTAACTATAGCATCAACTAATCCAATACTTACATTAGCAAATCCTGGCGATGTATTCTTAAATAACGCAGGTATTAGTAGTTATGGAGTAATAAGTTTAGTATCAGACAGTTCACAATTAAATACATTTGTTCCATCTGAATGGACAAACATAAGTCATACAGATCCAGCATTGTTTAATGTATGGGTAGCAAACGATTCAGATTATGAAATTGATGGTATTGTAGGTAATAATAGTATTGCTGTAGACACAAAACATTATGGATGGAATGTATTCCAAGTTCAGAGCAGAGGATTATATACAGCAGATTTACAAAATAACCCAACTGATCCACTTACAAAAGATGAACCATGTGGAATATGTGCAGGATCGATGACTGCCGATGGAAATGATGCACAAGTAACTGTAAACGCAAATCATGGATTAGCTGTAGGTGATTATGTAATGTTGTTAAACACAACTACTACACCTAACATTGATGGTATTCATAAAGTAACAAAAATTGGATCGTCAACAGAATTTTATATTGATCAATATATTGACAAATGTGGATCATCTAGTTCAGTAATGACATTACGATCAACAAGATTTTCTACAATAGAACATAGAGATGCAGCATTAAAAAGTATACATTGGAACATTCCACCAAACACATTAGTCTTTACAGACGAGGATACTAATCAAAAAACATCAATAAATGTATTTGAATCGGTATATCCAGTAGCAGGTGGATCAACTCTTACTGGTGCAGGATATCTAAATGGATATCTATATAATGAAGCAGTTAGTAATGCTTCAGTAGTAACAGATTCTATGGCAGTAGTTAGACACCAAAGTTCTAGAATTGTAAATAAAGACTTAGACAACATAACAGTTTATGATTATGATAGCAATACACCTATACTTGATTTAGAATTGTATGACCCGCTACGTGGAATTATTCCTGGTGTAGCTGATGCAGAAATTGATATTAAGAGTGTTCATGATGTAGCAATATATAATACATCTACAGAAGAAACATATGAAGCAGACGAAGATAACGCATGGGCAGAATCAGAAGTAGGTAAGAGATGGTGGGATACTAGTAAAGTTCGTTACTATGATTACGACCAAGGAGATATAAAAGATAAAGCAAGTAACTGGGCAAAGCAATTTGTAGGCAGTGAAGTTGTAATTTGGGAATGGACAAAAAGTTCTGTCGCACCAGATGATTATAACAAAGCTGTTGAAAGCAACAAAGTAATGTATGGAAACGTAGCATCAGGAACAGCATACGCTGAGTTTGATGCAGTTAAAAATCAAAACGAATACTACTACACACTACGTAGCGAATGGAATCCAAGCACTACCAAATATGATAGTGTTTATTATTTCTGGGTGCGTAACAAAGAAACAATTGGTCACTCAAGCAAAAATATTATTACAAGCGAAGTAGAAAATATTATTACAGATCCAAGTGCAAATGGAATCTATTGGTTCTCAGTAGCTGACAATGATGCAATTATTGTTTCAGACATATGGGACTTTGTAAATAAAAAAGTTGTGTTACAATTAAACAAACAAGTTGATCACAATCACGCACAATGGATATTAGTAGGTAAAGACACAGATGTAATACCTGACTATTGGTATACTGGATTAAAAAATAACTTATCACAAATTGATGAGAATACTTTACGTCTCCCAGATTATACAAATCACCCGTATGCAAGATACGGTGATGATAGAGCCAACAGACAAGCATGGTATGATGATATAGTTGCAGCAAGATTAAATGCACTTGATATTATTAATAGACAACTTGTATCAGTAAACGTATACAATGACTTTAAAACTAAATTCTTAACAGCAGTTGCAAATTCAACTATTCCAGATGATAGTTGGGATTGGACAGACTTTGTTTCTCCATTGCATAACTATGCTAACACATTTGCAACAGTTGTAGAGAATATAGACGAATTAAACACATTAGATACAAATGAATACCAAACAGCAAGGATTCAAATAATCAACGATGATGATATTGACAGAACTGAATTTTATCTATATAGATATAAAGAATGGATCCTAACTAAAAAGAATAACGCAACAATAAAATGGAACAAAGAAAGATTAGCTAAAACTTACACATGGGATATGGAACCATGGGATAGTTTAAATTGGGATAATACAGCTATAGCAGATTGGTGGAAAGCTCTTGTAACAATGTTAAGAGATACACTGTTCTTAAATGAACATACTGTTAAGTTTAATAAATTCTTCTTTGGAATGATTGATTATGCATTGTCTAGAACAAAACAAGTTGAGTGGGCAATGAAAACTTCTTATATACGATTAGAAGTTAAAAGTGATTTAGTAGAGAAAAAGAAATACAAAAAAGATATTATGTCCTCAATTGAAGGATATGTAAATGAGGTTAAACCTTTCCATGTTAAGGTAAGTGACTCTGCTAGAACATTCAACAAACAAGAAGAAGTGTATTTTGAACTAGACGAAGATAATTTTAAAAGTATTACAATTAAGCATGAAGAAAAAGGCACAAACTTTAATGAGCTTGTGCTTAATGCTAACAACGAATTAGAAAAAACTATTACGTTGGCTAACAACGGAACTACAGTTTATACAATAGATAAAGCAGATGCAAACATGTTAGATTGGGATCATGTTGAAGTTAAAGATGGATCAACAGTATTAACTTCAGCAGTTGATTACTTCTTGATAGATCAAGTTATTAACTTTGTAACAGCACCAACTGGTATAGTAACTGTAGATGTTGCAGTCGAAGATGAAGCTCAAGTAATAGTATCAGGTGGCGTTGGTAATACTGCATATGATGATGACGATGGTGTTGATGGCTATGCAATTGTATCAGGTGGTAATGGAAGACAACCTGAACTGTATTCAAACACAACATACAGATCAACTGAAGCAGATATTAGGCCGCAAGAAACAGCAATAATTAAAGTGCAAACAAATAGATCAGGTTCAACTGATACAAATGAAACAAGAACATTTGCATATATGCTTGATATAAACAAATACCAGCATGTATATGGAATGGAAGATGCAAAAACATCTACACTGTCTGCACCGTTAACTGTAGGAGATACAACACTAACAGTAGCAGATGCAAGTAAATTTACAACAGCAGAATTAGTATTAGTTAACAATGAAATAATACAAGTTCAAAACGTTGGCGGTGTAATTTATATTAAAAAACGAGGACTAAACTTAACATTTGCAAATGCACATGCATCAGGAACAACTATTACTGATGTTACTAATAATGCATTGCATTATGTAAATTCTTCAGCAGATAAGAAATTTAATGAAGATAACACTACAATATTAGACAGTTCAACTTCAGCAGAAGCTATTATGTTGAACAATATAGGAAAAGGAACTATACTATAGAACCAAGAATTCTAATTGGCATAAATAGTATATAAGGAGTAGGCGAACAGCAATGAAAAATAATTATAACGAACAAACAGATATTTCAGTAGACGGTCATTGTTTAATCAAAGACTTTGATACAGGTGAAGTATTACTAGACAAACATAATGCTATCAACTTTCAAAACTTTGCTTTTGCAGTTGCAAATCTATTAGCAAACAAATCTGTAAGCGGTAATCAGTTTTTTATTAATAGAATTGCGTTTGGTTACGGAGGCACAACAGTTGATGCCAACGGTAACATTACTTACAGAAGTCCAAAAGTAGATGGAGTAAATGGTGGATTATATAATCCATTGTTAGACAATGCAACACCACCTGCTGCATATCTAAAAGCAGTAGAGAGTATAGAGTTAGTAGATGCTGAAAGCAATCCATATTCAGACATAACTGTAAAGGTTATACTTGATTACGATGAACCTACAACAGCACCTACACTAGACAATGCACAAAATTTTGAAACACCAAGCGAATGGGTTATTGATGAATTAGCATTAGTAACTGAAACTGGTGACTTTCTAACACATTTGGTTTTCCATCCTATACAAAAATCAAAGAATCGTAAAATAGAAATTCTGTATTCACTTAGAATCAGAGCAGGAGTATAAAAAATGTCATATACAATTAATAAATTAGGCGCTTCGGATATAACAGTAGAATACGGTACCCTTAATACAGAAACCAGCCTACAACTTGTTGGTAAAGATTATTTTGGATACGGTGAAGCAATTGCTCAAAACTTTGTTGATCTACTAGAAAATTTTGCAAGCGACAACACAAGTACCGGCCCATCAAATCCAATAGCAGGTCAGCTATGGTATCATAAAGATGTAGATACACTTAAAGTTTATGATGGAGTTAAATGGAGCGGAACAACATTCAATCAAGAAACAATATTAGATAACGGATCAACAGAACATGATTGTTTTGTAGTTAAAGCAAACAGTGTGCCAGTTGCTATATTCTCAAGTGATGCTGAATTTATAATTCATTCATCAGAAACACAATACCATGGAGACATAGCAGGCGGACTAAACAAATTTCCAGATAATAAAATCCATAAAGGATTAACACTGGGTAAAGATATGAAAATGCACGGAACGGCAACTGAAGCAGAATACGCCGACCTTGCAGAACTTTACACAAGTGATGCAGAGTATGAAGCAGGCACCGTTGTTAAAATTGGCGGCGAAGCTGAAGTAACACAGACAACAATTGAGTATTGTCCAGAAGTATTTGGTGTAGTATCTACTAACCCAGCATACTTAATGAATAGTGCTGCAGAAGGACTAACAGTGCCAGTTGCACTAGAAGGAAGAGTTCCTTGTAAAGTTATGGGCGAAGTTCATAAAGGACAACGTCTTATTTCAAGTGATGAACCAGGTGTAGCTAGAGCAGTATCAGACTATGAAAAAGAAGTAGGCATGGATTGGTTCCGTGTTGTTGGTCGTGCATTAGAAAATAAAGATACGCTAGGTATTGGATTAGTTGAAATTGTAGTTGGAGTAAAGTAATATGCCGACTATCCCTATCGAAACGGGTAATACGATTACTGCCGAACAGTTCAATGAACTTGTTACGCTATACAATGTATATTGGCATGATTCAGTTAATGGAGGATACTCGTTTGATGCAAATCATAATACCACAAATGATGATAGACGCAAAGGATGGGGACAAGCACCAGTAAATATTTCAAATAGTTTACAAGTCAACCAAGACGAACTTATTACAGCAGAACATACTAACTATTTAATTTCACAAATAAACGCAGGCTTGTGGCATATGTCAGAGACTGTAAGTGATCTAGTCATACATAAAGCTCCATCAATGGCTATAGCGGCACAAGTATATAAAGACCTTGTAACTTTATACAATACTAAATTTAGTCCTAATCATCTAGTATGTGTTCCTACATCAAAAAGTATTACAACAAATGTGCTTAGTGTTACTAATCCTAGTTCATCTACATGGACAGATGATTTATATTGCGAGAACGTATTTCAATTTGATAATTATAATGAAGCAAGACATTTCTTTAACAGTGGCGGAGAGCTACTAGTTGATATGTCAAGTTCAAGTGGCGGAACAAGTGATCCATCTCTAGTGTGGAGTTCATTCTTTGATGATATGGGTATTATTCGAATAGGCGCCATATCAGCAACAAACGATGGAGATGGAGAAGGTGATGCTCCATTTAATAGTTTAGGTGGTAACACCAAAGGATTTTACAGTATAAACTTTACTTCTGGAAACTATGAACCAGTGTATGATGTAGCTGCTGATGACAGAACAACAAGTGGCGGCAGTCCTAACCCAGCTTTCTCTGATTATAATCAGCGTAGGTTTAGAATATTACTAAAGGGCGAAGACTTATCACCAATCTTTAAAGTGCATTTAAAAATACAACTTATTGAAGACAGAGATGATGATAGCACTCAAGCTCCAATTGATACTAACATTGTTGCAGAATTTGGATATGCACAACCATTAGATACACCAACTGCCCAAGAAGCAATTGACAATGATAGTTTCTCTCCTAAAACAGGAATAAATTTTAAATTTGTGGAACGTGAAGTTCCTGGTATCGTAGCCACAGTCGGTTGGACTGCTACAGACACTGGACTACCAGACGGCGACGGCTAAAACAAGTATATAAATACTTGACAAAAACCCCAATCTAAAGTATTATAGTATATAAACTAGGAGAATTTTCTATGGACGAACGTCTAGAGAAGGCGTTAGAGTTTAGCAATTACACTCTAACCCTTAATAATCAGAAGCAAAATATTAAAAATAGAGTAGCACAACTACAACTAGTGCATTACAACGGAGGCGTATTTGTAGCAAATCAAGAAACTATTTCGTTTGTAAAAACAATGATTGATCTTGATAAAACTGTTGATGGTGTTATAATTGATTCAAAAGATAATCCAATAAGAGTAAAAGACTACAAAGATCTACTTGAGAAACTTGTTGATGCATATGTTAGTGCCTCACAAGAATATGCAGTAGAATATGATAAGCTACGAAAGTCTAGAAGCATTAAATCAATAATGGATTGGTAAATGCCTGAACACAAAGACAAACAAGGTGTATGTTTCTTTGTCTACAACAATGAAGAATTAGATTATGTAGACTTAGCCATGCTGGCAGCTAGATATGTTAAAGAGTATCTAAAACTTCCTGTATGTATAATTACAGATGAAGGCACACATGGTTGGCTTAAACAATCACAATCACAAGAAGATATTGATAAGTTTGTTGACTATATAAAAATAACCACCGACGAACTTAAACCAAATATACGTAGACACTACGACAGTCCGTATACAGAATTTAAAGCACAATTTAGTAACAGTAACAAGCATAAGATATGGGAATACAGCCCATTTGAACAAACGTTATTACTAGACACAGATTACATTGTCAAAAATAGTTTCCTATTAAAGAGTTTTGAATATGATGGTGTAGCAATGTTTAATAATGCATTAAGTATTAGAAACGATAAACCTCATCAAAACGAAATACTGTTATACGATCAAGGAATTAAAATGTGGTGGAGCACCGTTGTGTATTTTGATCGCAGTGACTTCAGTAAAATGTTTTTTGACTTATGGGCTCATATAGCAGACAACTATCAGTTTTATCAATTCCTATATAACTTTCCGGGTAATTTATTTCGCACAGACTATTGTGTAAGCATAGCAGTGCATATTCTCAGTGGCATGGAGCAATCAAATATTATACATAACTATGATGACGAACCTATGTATTTTGTTTCGCAACGAGATAATGTTATTGATGCAAACAATATACAAGACTGGATATGTTTAGGTAACAGTTCAACTGAAAGCTGGAAGGACATTCTTATAAAACACAGCAACTTAGATTTACATGTAATGAACAAACGTGCTTTGTTAAGAGTAAAACCAAAACTTGTGGAGCATTTTAATGCCAGATAATATTGCACAAAATGGTTATGTAATAATTGCAGTCAACCCAACTGAATATAGACAAGCACAATGTTGTGCTTTCTCAATCAAAAGTAAAATGCCTGATGCAAGTGTTACATTAGTAGTAGGCAAACAAAGTAAAGTTCAACAAAAGTTTCTTGAAGGGTTTGATGCAATTACTGAATTACCATTTACTGTTGCTACAAATTGTAGACAGAATGACTGGCAGTTGTATTGGGCAAGCCCATATGAGAACACAATTGCTATAGATTGTAGCACATTGGTTAAAACTGATCTAACTAGTGCATGGGATTATTTAATTGATCATTGCAGTATTGCATTTCCTAATTCAATTACTAACATGCGTAAAGATCAAATATATCCATTATATAAAAAACATTTAGAAAAAGATTATAACTTAGATGTAATTTACAGCGGTATATTCTTTTTTAAGAAAGATGAAATTGCTCTTAGACATTTCAAAATGGCAGATATTTATTTTCAATATTGGACTGATGTATGTAGCAAATATTTAAAACCAGAACACATACCAGATTTCTTTGACGCAGACATAATGCACACACTAGTAGCTGATCATACTAATGGAGATGTAGTAACTATACCTAAGATATTAAGTTACATTGATATGAGAAACAGTGCAGGCAACACACTAAACAAAGTTAATAAGTGGACTGATAAACTTACTGTATGGCCAAGTAATGCAGGAAAGATAAAAATACAAAACTATGCAATCAATGATGTTCTATACTATCATGAAGAAGAGTTTTTAACACAAGAAATATTCAATGAGCAACAGCATCACTACAACAACATCACAAAGTAATCAACAATGGAACATAAGATTTAACCCGGAGTCTGGCCGTATACTTGGGATTAGTCCACAACCATTTAAGCAAGTAAACGATAACGAACAGGTAGTATCTGTAACAAACAATGTATGCAGAGAGTTAGTATCTGGAGAAAAGAATATGAGAAAGTATTCTATGCATTGGGATTCAATTGATAACCAATGGGATATTGATGTTAAAAGTGATACACTTGTATTAGAAATAAAAGGTAACAAACTAAATCAGTTTACTCAAGGCACACATCCTGAAAAGAATGATGTGTTTGTTCAAGTTATACGTAACGAAAATATTTTGAGAATTAAAATTAACTTGTTGACTATTAGACGTTCTCTTAATCTTGGACAGATTAATAATATTAAAAATGAAAACCCTGACATATTAGATTTATATGTATGCAGAAAAAACAATCCAGATTATTTAATTGGAGTAATACCAGTTGATGCAATTGAATTATTTAACAAGTATGTAATCTATATTGATGTTCCAAAAAATATTATTGAACATATTAATTCATGGGACGATATAAGTATTTTTACAAAACCTGTTTTTAAAACTTATGGTATAGAATTTACTGACATGTCAGCAGATAGTATACAAGATCATAATAAGAAGCACCAAGTATCAAACTCGTCACTGGATGCTCATATAAATATGTATAAATTAAATGATAATTTAATTATTGATAGTAAGCTAGATAAAGATATGATGCATTATTTTAATAATAAAAGATATATGCAATTCCATGTTTCTGATAGTCACATTGATAATTATGTAACCACGCTAAACGTAAGTGTAGCTAAGTTACTTTATTATAATAAAGTTAAATTAGACTTACCTGCTAACTGGCCTGCAAACCCATTAATTGCTTTTGCAGAAACTCGACTTGCAGTAAATTATATTACGGAGAAAGAACAATGAGTAAAATGCAAAGCATTAACGAATTTGATATTGTATATATCAGCTATGATGAACCTAATGCTGATGAGAACTACGCAGACTTATTAGATAAATGTCCATGGGCTAAACGTAGTCATGGAGTAGAAGGAAGTGATGCAGCACACAAGGCCGCAGCCAACATGGCAGAGACTGATAGGTTTATTACTATTGATGCAGACAATATTGTAGATCCAGCTTTCTTCAGCGTGGAAGTAGACATGGATAAAATTACTAATGTTGATGTTATTAGTTGGGCTGGCAAGAACATTACTAATGGACTTGTATACGGCAATGGTGGCATCAAGTGTTGGCCGAAAGATGTTGTTATGAATATGCGAACACATGAAAATGCAGATCCTAATAACAAAGCTGCACAAGTAGACTTTTGTTGGAACATTAACTATGTGCAAATGAATAATATCTATTGCACAGTAATGAATAACGGTAGTCCACTACAAGCCTGGCGTGCAGGTTTCCGTGAAGGAGATAAGATGGGATTAGTAGACGGTGACGTAATAGATCCAGCTGACATGAAAAAGACAGTGCATGATAAAAACTACAAACGTTTATTAACATGGATGAGTGTTGGCGATGATAGTGAGAATGGCATATGGGCAGTGTATGGCGCACGTCTAGGATGTCATATGACAAACATTACTAGAACAGATTGGGATTGGAAAAACGTTAGAGACTTTAAATGGTTAACTAATTATTTTAATGAAAACGTATTACCAAAGTTTCAAAACAGTCCAGATCAATTATGCAAACGCACAGGCACACAATGGAATTACAAAGCAGTAGAAGATGAAAGCATTAGACTTGGTATTGATTTACGTAAGAGATTAGATTTAGAAATTGCTGACTTAGGCAAAGAAGGCTCTCGATTCTTTAAAGAAGTATACATCAACCCAAGTCGTATGGGTGCTCAAATTAGAGAAGACCAGGTTGAAGATACATTAGAATAAAATGAATATAGGTGTTGATATAGTTTCAGTTAATAGGATTAAAAAAATCTATAACAAGTATGGAACACGATTCACTGATCAATTTTTAACAGATGTAGAAAAACAAAAAGAACTTACTCCAGAATATATATCAAAGTGTTGGGCAGTAAAGGAAGCATCAATTAAAGCAAGCGGCATAACAGATGCTAAACAATTCTCATATGGCAAGAACGGTAAGCAACCTATTGTAGTTACTAAAGTAAAAGGCAATTGGAATCTAAGTGTATCAGATGAAAAAGATTATGCAGTAGCAATGGTAATAAAATCAGATGAGTAAACTAACCAAAGACTTTGATTGGGAAATTAATTCTCGAACAAAGGGATTTGATCCTGTTGGCAGAAACCAACAACACATGAAGGACATGCTAAACAGTACCGGTCCTGGATTCTGCTTGGCTAAATGGACACAAGTTACTATGCACTTAGGAAATGGCACAACACATAGTTGTCACCATCCATCACCACACAAGATACCATTGGATGAAATAAAGAACAATCCTGGTGCGTTACACAATACCAATTATAAAAAACAACAACGCAAAGCAATGCTTAACGGCAAACGTCCTAAAGAGTGTGATTTCTGTTGGCGAGTGGAAGACAACGGAGAGACAAGCGATCGTGTTTATAAAAGTTTAGATCAATTTAGTTTTAAGCATCATGATAAGATTGCAGAACTAGTGGGCGACGAAGATATATTTCCAACATATGTTGAAGTGAGCTTTGGCAATACATGTAATTTTAAATGTGCTTACTGTGGTCCTGCATATAGTAGTCAGTGGCAACAAGAAAATAAAAACGGCGGTGCATATCAATTAACTGATATGACGTTTAATAATATAAGAAAAGATGAAACACACATACCGCAACGTGAACACAATCCATACATTGAAGCATTTTGGGAATGGTTTCCAGAAGCATACAAACACATGCATACATTTCGTATTACAGGCGGCGAGCCTTTATTAATTAAAGATACAATGAAAGTTATTGACTTTTTATTAGAGAACCCAAATCCAAATTTAAACTTTGCTATAAACAGTAATGGGTGTCCACCTGGCAAGTTATGGAATGAGTTTACCGATAAGGTGAGACAATTAGAAGAAAGAAAGTGTGTTAAAGATTTTGTATTGTTTACTAGTGCTGAAGCAGGTGGAGATAGAAATGATTATATTCGACATGGTATGGACTATGAACTATGGAAAAAGAATATAGAATACTTTTTAGAAAATACATTATACGCAGGTGTTACTTGTATGAGTGCGTTTAACTTACTAAGTCTTAGTTCTTTTAAAGAGTTGTTACAATGGATATTAAAACTTAAACAAAATTATAATTGGGCAGGATGGGACCATTGGTTACACAGCAAAGGGCTTCAACGACCTTTACTTAACAACAATGCTGTTAGAGAGGATGGTAGACCTATAAAGCCAGCTCGTGTGCTAATAGATATTCCTTATCTAAGGCATCCTTCTTTCTTAGATGCAAACATTGCCTCAATTCCACTAATTCAAGATCATTTATTACCTGCAATTGACTTTATGTATGATAACTTATCGCATGCTGATTGGGGTGGCAACATAGCATTTGATGATTGGGAAGCAAACAAATTACGTAGAACTGTAGTTGGTATTATTGATAAAGCACAAGAACATATAGCAGAACAGATAACAACCAATCCAGTTACAAGACAAAACAGAAGTAGGTTTTATGATTTTATAAATCAATATGACAGTCGTAGAGATACTAATTTCTTAGATACATTTCCAGAGTATGCAGACTTCTTAGAGCTATGCAAACAAGAACATGATATACTGCACGAATTGAAAGCACAGGGCAAAGCATGAAACATCCTTCTATAAAAACAATACACTCTAAAGTAGGTTTATTAAATATATTATTCACACCAGGAGCAAGTGGAACTTTCTTAGCCAGCATGTTAGCCCAAGCAATAAGAGATCCTTGGTGGGAAGATTATAAGCCTTCAACTGATAATGAATTGTTTAGAGTGACAAATGAATTTCTTAATCCATTTAATCATATTGCAATGACATGGCATCCAATTAATATTCCTGAAACACATGAAGTGTTAAGTCTAAAAGATATTAATTGGATTAACTTAACTATTACTCCTGAAGAAGCTAAGTTTACAAAAGTATTATGGGCAATAAAAAGACAAGACTTTACAGGTGTTACAAAAGAAGATATACTGCATAGACTATCAAGTGACACTGATGAAGAATACAAAGGCATGCATGCTAGACAAAAGCGTATAGCATCACAACTGTCAGTTAATAATAATGTGTTAGATGTAAAGTTTAGTGATGTGTTTGCTGATGGTAACACAGATGTAATACTATCCATATTGAACACAGTATACAAAGGACACTATGTTGCAAACGGTATAGTAGACAATATAGCAAAACAATGTGTTGCCAAATACAAAGTAGATGTTAAGCTACATGATGATTTACTTGTGCCGGACGGTGACGGACTTATTGATTATATACTAGCTCAAGTATAAATCAAAGAACCCATTCTTTCTTAGTTCTAAATTTATAAAATGATCTCCATACGTGTATGGAGTTCTATCAACACCTGAACTACTAAGGTTAGGCAAACTTGAATCTAATAGATCTTTATATAATTTAAAACCCATGTCATTGTTATGATACATATATGTAAACTCTGTATCTGGCATAGTATTTGCTATACTATTAATTGATTGTAGCTCTTCTGGTATATCTTTACAAAATACCAGGTTACGCAATGCTACTTCAAATGGAACTGTAAAGAAATTAGACATTTTATACTTTCCACCTACTGGTGCGTAATACCCATTGGTTAATACAACATTAGGATCGCATGTTGTAGTGCCGCTTGTTATTAATACTCTAGTAGCATTTAAATAGTAAGCAAGCATACAACTACTGTGTCCATTCTTGCAATCAGCAATAACAGTATACTCTGTGTTTGGAATTAACTTCTTGATATAGTCAGCTATCTTTTCTGGACTGTTAAGTTCATCATTGATACCATCATACAAACAACTATCATACAATACTGGATTGCGATAACTTCTTTTAACATCATCTACTATGCTTATAACATTATAGTCGGTGTAATGATCTAACATCCAACTGCCTTGATGTTCAACTGAATTTCTAGCAAGTTGTAGTAACCAACTGCCGCCACTTACTGTTACTATAGTTTTATCTTTGCCTCTATCAACATATGATACTGCATCATTATGATCTTGTATTGAATTATAATGATTATTTTCATACATTAATGTATCTATGTTTTTTAAATTATCAAAATTATCTACAGCATATTGTCTCTGTTCAGCGGTAACTTGATCAGAATTATTATTCAAGTGCTTTATCCAAAATTGATTCATTGCACTATAAAAGTTTATACTTTGATTTGAATCCTCAAAGTCCCAATCATTGTCAGCTATGTATTGTATAATAGGGCACTGCCATTTTCTTCTGCCCGAATAATAAAATTTCATTTATATTCCACCACTCCACCCTGGAAAGATATTAGCATCATATTCTTTTTCAAGTTCCTCATTGGTTAGTTTTTCTAACTGTGGTATAACACCATCTGGCCAATACTCCGCTCTTACTGGAAATGGTGCTATTGGAACCAGTGGTGCTTTTGGTGGATGTGTTTGCAATGGATAAGTGTATACGTTTGGTGTATACCTTGCTATATATGGAAACATACTCTTAGGTATGTTCATCTTAGATGAAATTCCAGCAATCATTTCATGTGTGTCTATTTGAGGATAGCCACGATAAATTTTATGCATTGAATGATTACTGCTATGCTTACTAGGTATATGTTCTAGTGCATCGTATACCCATACGTCTAATGCATTGCCAACTCCCATTACCCATAAGTCTTGACCGTTAGGAAACATCATTGTTCCGTTGTATCTTCTAATAATTTCTATAGGCTGATATAATATTAAATTTTTATCAGCAGTGCAAAACGTTTGACGCTTGTTTACTGGATTATCCATTAAACTGTGAACCATTGTTTCAAATGCATGCATTGGCCATACCAGAACATCATAACGTTGCATAACAACTAAGTCATAGGTTATATCTGCTTCAGCTTCATATTTTTGCTTTAGCATAATAACTTCGGTCCACCCTGCTAATACCTTAGACTGTAGTATAGATTTTTTAATATCTCTGAGTTCATTTTCATATTCAGTTGTATATAATTTAAATTTTTTTGGTTTGTAATGTTCAAGTATTTGTTTTGTTTGATACTTAACTGCATCTTCTGGTAGATGTTGTTGATCTTTAGCATACTCATAATCAAATTTTTCTTTGTTATACTTGTGTCTTGTATATGTAGTTTCATATTCTTTTAAACTACAAAAGAAATCTACATTTATACCATCCATTTTGTAAAATTGTTTTATAGATTCTATACATGCATCACCTGTTCGATATTGCCCATACATGCACACAGCTACGTTTTTAATTTTTATTCTACTATCTTGAAGCTGTTCGTCTCTCCATTTTTTATTCGGCATAAAAATCCTCCAACGAAGTCCATTGTATATTCCTTTGCCACAATGTTCTTTGTAACAATTGTCTACTAGTATCACCTGCTAACATCTGCGGTTCGTTTTTATAACTATCAATCCATTTCCATACACTTACTAATTTCATAAAACAACTATAGCTGGTTACAAATGTATTGGGTGTAGGAGTTGGCTCAGGATAGTGTCCAACATCATCTATGACTCTAAACATATGATCAAATATAATTGTGTTCTTGGGAAGTTTATTGAACCTATCTAGTAGATAATCAAAGACGTATGGATCTGTTGTTGCACAAACTGTAGAGCAATTGTTGGCAAGCTCATGCTGTCCATACTTGTCATACATGTTTACACCATTTGTCCAGTGTGCTTTAAAATTAGTATACAAAGAGTGTTCGTATTGCAACCAAGGGTTCACAGTATCATTACGTTTTGTTTTGAATATTTCGTATGTTGAATGGTTGAAGCTAGTTGCACCAGTTACGCTTAGTAGTATCAAAGTTGACTCCCTATAATTATGTATGTATTTATCGACTAAATACTAGTATGGCGTTCACTAAATTGATAGACACCTTTATACTTCCGGAGGTGCAAGCTGAACTGGATAAAGTAAAACCGCAGCTCAACGGAAGGCACCAATACGAAACTAATATCAAGACTTGGCTTAAACCTTTAATAGATTTAAAAGACTTTTATGTATATCCAATGAATGGTATAACTGAATGTATTAACTGGTGGCAACAGCACGAAAAACGAAACGTTAGAAAAGCCAAAGGTGACTACGAATGGGTAGACTATAACAAAGTAATGACAGTTGGTAATACAATTGCTTATGTTAGTTGTCCTAGCAGTATTGATGGAAACTACACAGAGATACCAGATGAGGTTCCTGTTGTGCTTGATATAGCATATGCTGGGTGTGTTCCTGTTAAACCAATTAAGTTAAAAGACAATGTAGAGAAAGTATTCTATAGTTTAAGTAAGCCATTTGGTATAGGAAACATAAGAACAGGTTGGTATTTTACTAGACGCCCGGACGCAAAACTACATGCACTAAGCATAGAAGCAGCATATTATAACCATTGTGCTAATCAGTATGCAGAACATGTAATAAATACATACAGTATAGATTATATACATACAGAATTAAAGGATATACAACACAGCGTTTGTGCTGAACATGACCTAACACCAAGTGATTGTATTTGGTTAGCTACTAGCACAGATGAACAATACAAAGACTTTAGACGTCATGAACACACTGACGTTGCGAGACTCTGTATCACAGAATTGATTAAGGAATATTATGGAAAACAGTCCAGGTAAAAATATATCAGCAGCAGAACGCATAGAGTTCAAGCCAACTGAGGAAATGAACGCTCCTATGACTGGTGACCCGACCAAGGATAATATTACTATTCTTGATGACAAGCCACCTATCTTTCATAGCTTACCAGAGTATGATATAGAAAAGAATCCATTTAGTTTTTTATATGTTGACATGACATATGATTGTAACATGGAATGCGAGTTCTGTTATAACCCAGTTAGAACATACAGCACACTGGACATCGAATGGTTTGAAGATGTATGTGCTAGACTGCCACACCCTGTTAACTTTAGATTGTTAGGCGGTGAACCAACACTGTATCCGCATTTAGATAGAGCATTAGATGCCGCTACCAAACACGGACACCAAGCAGCAATTGTTACCAATGGATTGCGTTTGGCTAGCATGAGTTATGCTAAGAAACTTAAAAAGGTTTTAGATCGTAACCCTACAGTAAACGTTAGCTTGAGTATGAACGGTGGTATGCATCACGATGATTGGTATATAGATATTGATGGGGAGAGCAGACGCAAGAAGAAAGTCAAAGCACTAGAGAACATGTTGGAACTTGGCTATCGTAGACTTTGTATTAACGCTATTATTGTTAAAGGTTTAAACGAAGGACTAGTAAAAGAATTTTATGACAAAGCATTACAGCACCCAGGACAAATAACAAACATACGTTTCCGCACAGCAGCCAAACAAGGTCGTTGGAATGATGAGATTGGTGCGTTTGATAATGATGAACACGATCAAACCAGTTACACAGGATTGCAACTGGATGAATACATTAAAACTGTAATACCAGAAGCACGTAGTCCTATTAAAGTAATACGTGACGGTTATCACCCTAGCACAGGTTCAGGAGTTAGACTCAATGTTCCAGGCTTAAAGTGTAACCAGTGTTGCTTTATGTATTATATAAGACCACAGCTATGGGTTGCTACAGTTGAATTTGGATCACATAACAGTGCGTTATGCTGGAGACGAGGACAATTAGTGCAAGGCAATGGCGTTATACAACCATTCCACCATTACATGGATGAACTAAGTAGATACATTCAAACTTATAAGCCAGGTGGAATGAGGGATACAGCTTCACAAAAAGCAATAAAAAGCATACCTATTCAGGAATAAAGGATAAAACTATGAACAAAGATGAAACAAAACAAGCAATACAAGATGTATTGACTGACGGCTTATTCCTCAAAGAGGATACAGTATTTGATTGGACTACAACATTTGAAGCTCTAGGACTAGATAGCTTAGATAAGATTGAATGTAAAATGACAATCGAAGATGGATTAAGCGTAACATTACCAGAAGATAGCTTTGCAGGTGACGTGCTAACTGTAGAAGATGCTGTTAACTTGGTAATGGAGCATGCATAAC